CTGATGCGGGTCAAGAAGGTGGGGTTCGTCGCCACCGGGCTGAGGCGCGGCCATGGCTGATCGGTCGAAGACCCCGGACCGCACCTTCCGGCTATGGAAGGACGGCTTCGAGGACGCCGAGATCGCGGACCAGCTCCAGGTCACCCGCCAGTACGTTCACACGGTGCTCGGCCCGAAAGAGGAGCGCGGGCTCAACACCGACGGTCAACTGCGGCGGCTGCGACGGGAGTTGGCGCTCCCGATGGTCGGCGAATCGCAGCGGGTGACCGGGTTTCGTTGCGGCACCAGGAGCGCCTACATCAAGGGGTGCCGGTGCACGGGCTGCAGGGCCGCGGGCGCCGAGTACAGGCGCCGCCGGCGAGAAGGGGGTCGTCGTGGCTGATCGATCAGGAGTCGGATGGACGGACGCGACGCTCAACGCGACCGTCGGATGCAGCCGCGTCTCTGCCGGCTGTAAAAAATGCTACGCCGAGACGATGGCGGCGCGGATCGCCAACGCCGCTCAGGCGGCGCTGCGGGACGGCAAGCGGCTGACGCCGATGCAGTACGCCTACCGACAGGTCGTTCGGTGGGAGCGGGGCGGCAAGAGGCCGGCGGATGCCCGCGACGTCGCGCTGCCGGCGTGGAACGGCAACGTCGTGTTCATCCCCGAACAGCTCACGCTGCCGCTACGCTGGCGGCGGCCTCGCCGGGTGTTCGTGGATTCAATGAGTGACTTGTACCATGAGGGGCTCCGCTTCGACCAGATCGCCGCGGTGTACGGCGTCATGGCGGCGACCCCTCACCACTGCTACCAGGTCCTCACGAAACGGCCGGCGCGGATCGCGGAGTTCTCCGCCTGGGCCGAACGGCAAGGGCCGCGATCAGCAGGCGACCGTCCGGGCTGGGCCTGTGCGCGTGAGGCCGTCTCCTGGCTGCAGGCCGCCTACGGCGCTGACGATGGCGTGGCGTTGATGGGCCAGGTCGGGTTCCGCGACAACCTGCCTTGGCCGCTCCCGAACGTCCTCCCCGGCACCAGCGCCGAGAACCAGGAGACGGCAGACGAGCGGATCCCTGAGCTGTTGCGCGCGCCGGCGGTCGGCCACTTCGTCTCGCTCGAGCCGCTGCTGGGGCCGATCGACATTGACCCGTGGATCGAAAGGATCGACCACTGCAACTCCTGTCGCGCCGAGAACTCGCCACAGGTCCCCGATCGCTGCCCCGAATGCGGCGAGCACGGCACGCTGATCTCGACGTGGGGCTACGCGCAGGCTGAGCGGTACAGGTCTGGCGAACGATACGCGGACGGCGGGCCGAACGAGCCCGACAACGGACCGCAGCTCTCCTGGGTGATCGTCGGCGGAGAGAGCGGCGCCGGCCACCGTGCGATGAAGATCGAGTGGGTCGAATCGATCTTCGAGCAGTGCCGCGCCGCCGGCGTCCCGCTGTACGTGAAGCAGGACTCAGGACCTCGTCCGGGCTCGCAGGGCCGCATCCCGGACCGGCTGTGGGTTCAGGAGTTCCCGACGTTGGCGGGCGGGTAGCGCCGGCCGTGTGGACCGAAGCAATGCTGGAGCGCCTGCTGCGGATCGACGGCCACCGCCTCGAGGACTACTCGCTGGCCGAGCGACTCCGGGCGATGCGAGCGCTCGGCGCCGCGTTCCCCGACCTCGAGGCGGCGCAGGCGGCGTTGGACGCGATCGAGGAAGGCAGCCGGTGTCAGCACGGTCGACGCTTCGCCGGTGTCGGGCGGCGCTTCTGGACGCCGGAGGAAGACCGCCTTCTCCGCGAGCGCTACTCCGGCAGCGACACCGTCGACCTGGCGGCGTTGCTCGGGAGATCTCGGCTTGCCGTCTTCCAGCGAGCGAACGGCATGGGGCTGCGCAAGAGCCCTGAGCTTCTCGCCGAGCACGGCCGCCGACACCTGTTGCAGTCGGGGAAGGCGTATCGCTTCCCAAAGGGCCACGTGCCCTGGACGAAGGGATTGAAGGGATACGACTCCGGCGGGCGCTCGCACGAGACACGCTTCAAGAAGGGCCATATGCCGGCGACGTGGGTGCCGATCGGGACGGAGGTGCGCGACCCCAAGGACGGCTACCTCAAGAGGAAGGTGTCCGACGACCGCACGAAGGCGAGCCGCTTCAACTGGCGCCTGGTGCATCACCTGCTGTGGGAGAAGCATCACGGGCCGATCCCCCGCGGGCACGCCGTGGCCTTCCGCGACGGCGACCGCGCCAACATCTCGATCAAGAACCTGGAGCTGATCACGCGGGGCGAGCTCGCAGCTCGCAACCATCACAGCAACCTCCCGCCGGAGTTGGCGGAGGTGATCTTCTTGAAGGGTTGGGTGAAACGAAGAATGCGGGAACGACAGGAGGAGGTAAGCCAGGATGGCCGAGCAGCATCAGATCGGTGAGCTGAGACAGCACCTTTTCGACACGCTGAAGGACCTACGGGACAAAGAGAAGCCCGTCGACCGGGAGCGCGTCGAGCTGACCGTCGCGGTGGCGGAGCAGATCATCAACACCGGAAAGCTCGAGGTCGACGCGGAGCGTGTCGCCCGCAAGATCATCGGCACCGGCTTTCTGCCGGAGAGTCCCAAGGGCAAGCTTCTCCCGTCAGGCGCGGATGACGACGACGGATTGACCGAAGCGCAGCGCGGGCGCCTCGAGGCCGCCCGGGCGCGGGACCGACAGAGGTGAGCGGGATGACCAACACCAACGGAGAGGAGAAGGGAGCACCGATGGAATCCGGAACGGTGAAGTGGTTCAACGACGAACGCGGCTACGGCTTCATCTTGCCGACCGCCGGCGGCGAGGACGTCTTCTTCCACCACAAGACGATCGCGATGGCGGGCTTCCGCACCCTGAACGAGGGCGACGCCGTCAAGTTCGAGCGTGGCATCGACATCGGCCGCGGCCCGCTCGCCGAGAAGGTCATCCCGCCGGAGAGGCCGTTGCGCCGGCGGCAGCGACGGCCGCTCCAGCAGGGGCTGCCGCGCCGCGGCCGCGACCAGCAGCCGGGTCAGTCGCTGCGATGAGCGCCGCCCGCCACCCTGTTTTCCCCGTCGACAATCAGATAACCTAGGAAGGGGTCACGGATGCCAATTACCGCAGAACAGCGCTCCGCACGGCGCAAGGGCCTCGGCTCGAGCGACATCGCCGCCATCATGGGTTTCGACCCGTTCCGTTCGGCCGGCGACGTCTGGGCGGAGAAGGTCTACGACCTCGACGACCTCGATCCCGCGAAGAACAAGTCGATCAAGCGCGGCAACCAGTTCGAGCGGTCCATCCTCGAGGCGGCGGCCGAGGACAACGGCTTCGACCTCGAGCTCGATGATCAGGGGGTCCTCTCGCTGGTCAGCGCGAAGGACCCGCTCTTCCGCTGCAACCTCGACAGCCGCGTCATGACGACCGTCGACGGCCAGCGCCGCCCACTGCCCGAAGCGGTCGAGGCGAAGTGGACGGCGATGGGCGAGGAGTGGGGCGAGGCCGGCACCGAAGAGGTGCCTCAGCGGGTCATCCTCCAGGCCCACCAGCAGATGTTCGTGGGGGAGCTCGAGGTCGTCCGCCCCGCGGTTCTCCTCGCCCGCTACAGCCGCCCGGACGTGGACGTCTTCCTCGTCAGCCGTCGCGAAAAGCTCATCAACATCATCGTCGAGCAGGGCCACGCCTGGTGGGAGAAGCACGTCCTCGGTCGGGTGCCACCCGAGAACGACCCGCCGTCGATCGACACCATCAAGCGCATCCGGCGCGTGCCGAACGCCGTGGCCGAGATCTCGGCCGAGTTGGTCGAGGAGTGGGATCGGCTGCTCGCCGAGCGCCTGGCGCTCGAGAAGGATGAGAAAGCCGCGAAGGAGGCGATGCTCGCCGCTCTCGGCGACGCCGAAGCCGGCGACTACGGCGACCCGCTGAAGTGGGTCACGTACTTCGAGACGTCGACGAGCACCCTCGACCAGAAGCAGCTCGCTCGGGAGTACCCCGACGCCTACAACGCCTGCCGCCGGAGCGGCAGCTACCGCACGCCGCGCCTCGTCAAGAGACGCTGACGCCCAGAACCCCGCACAAAGGAGGAGCACGAGATGGCCGAAGTCGAAGCCCAGAAGCCGGTCGCCGAAGGCGAGCAGCTCGAGCAGGCCCCGAAGTTTGATGCGCTGGCGCCGGTTGGCGATCAGCGAAACTTGAAGGCGATGCTCGAGAAGATGTCCGGCAGCATGAAGGCGCTGCTGCCGAGCCACGTCACGCCCGACCGGCTCATCAAGACGATGCTGGTCGCCGCCAACCGCAACCCCGACCTCCTGCTCTGCACGCAGGCGTCAATCGTCGAGACGATCCAGCGCGCCGCCGAGTTGGGGCTCGATCTGTCGGGGACCCTGGGCGAAGCCTACCCGGTCCCGTTCAACAACAAGATCCGCTTCACCGCGCCCAACGGGCAGAAGCAGGAGATGTGGGTCAAGCAGTGCCAGCTCATCCCCGGCTACCGAGGTCTCGCCAAGTTGGCGCGCCAGAGCGGCGAGATCAAGAGGATCGAATCCGAGGTGGTGTACCAGAAGGACGAGTTCGACTACGTGAAGGGGACGGCGTTCCGACTGGTCTACCGACCACACCTCCAGGATGACCGAGGCCCAGCGCTCGGCGCCTACTCGCTGGCCGAGTTCAAGGACGGCGGCCTTCAGGCGGACTTCATGACGGTAGGGGAGATCGAGCGCATCCGGAAGATTTCGAAGTCGGGCGCCGACAAGAAGACCGGCGCGCCGATCGGGCCGTGGCGGGACCACTGGCCCGAGATGGCGAAGAAGACGGTGTTCCGGCGGCTGGCGAAGTGGCTGCCGCTCTCGTCCGACAAGTTCGCGCAGGCGATCGAGGCGGACAACGTCGACGTCGACCTCGAGGACCTGATGCCGACAGTAGAGGTCGTCACCAACCGTGTCGACGACTTGATCGAGAAGCTCGAGGCGAAGGGAGCGGAGCCGGAGGCCGGGTCGGAGGTGGAGGGCGCAGCCGACGAGCCGGAGGAGGACGCCGACCCTACGGCGGAAGAAGCCGCGGCGAAGGAACCGGCGGCGACCGAGGCTAAGGCGGCGACGGAGGCGCCGAAGAAGAAGAGGCCGGGCGCGCCGCCCTGGGACACGATCGACGACGACCAGACCGCCGAGCTGCTCCACATGCTGCGGAAGGCCGGCGCCAGCGAGGCCGACCTGCTGGCCGCGCTCGAGACGGCCGACATCGGCGCCGTCAAGTGGTTGCCGGTCGAGGACTACGACAACGCGAAGCGGGCGATCGCCGGCCTCGCGAAGGGCGGTGGCAAGAAGCGGAATCCAGCCGATGACGCGCAGCAGACCCTCACCTAGAACCGACCGAAAGAGGGTCCGTGTCAGGACTGCTGGCGTACATGCCAACCTGGGTCGCCGCCTTGAGCGATGCGACCAAAGCGATGGACCCGGACGCCCGGCTCGTCTACTACGAGCTGCTGTTCGTGCAGTGGAGCGAGCATGGCGTCCTGCCGAACGACGTCGAGGAGCTGCAGCGCCTGGCGCGGTTGACCGAGTGGCCGGCCGAGCGCTTCGGCGCGGCGTGGGGCCTGATCCAGGGCGGCAACGGCCAGAAGGCGAAGTTCGTCGCCGACCGGCACGGGCTCTACAACGCCCGCGGGCGAACGGAGTACAGAAAATCGCTCGAGCGGATCGTCAAGAGCCACCGCGGCCTGCTCGCACAGCACGGCTGCCCGGAGTGCCGGGAGCTGGGGAGGCGGATTGACCTGGACGATGGCTGGGTCCGCCGCTGCCCGCGGTGTGGCGTCGACCTCTGGTTGCGGTTCCCTCAGGTCCTGTGGCTGCCGAAGGTCTACCCGCCGGAGCCGAAGAAGGCGCGCGTCGTGATGCCGGTCGAGGCTCCGGTCGACGCCGAGGCCGAGCAGTATGCCTTGGCCGTCGAGGAGGCGTGGATCCACATCTGTGGCCGGGCCCGAACGCTCGGCCAATCCGAGGGCGCCCTCATCCTCGAGTGGCAGGCTCAGGGGGTCCCGCTCGGCATCGTGCTCGACGCCATCGAGGAACTGTCGCACCGGGCGGGTCGGCGTCCTGCGACGCTCGTCTACTTCCGTCCGATCATCGCCGAGCGCTTCGCCACGCACCAGCGGGTTGCGGCGACGGCGGCCCCGGTGGCCGTCCAGGACGGAGAGCCGCAGCGAAGCTCGACCACCTGGTCGTCGATCCTGGAGCGCCTCGAGGAGAGGTTGAGCCTCGACGAGGTCGACACCTGGCTCCGGCCGCTGGTCGTCGCCTCGGAAAGTCGTCGCGAGGTGGTGCTCTCCGCCCCGAACGCGAGCTTCCTGCACCTGGTGGCGTCGCAGTACGGCGCCGCGATCGAGCTCGCCGCCGGCGACGGGCCGACCGTCCGTCTCACGCTCGCGAGCGGGCAGTGACCGCGGCCTGGGTCGATCAGGAGCCGCCGCCGGTGGCAGACGACCCGGACGAGGATCTCGTCGACTCGGCGCCGGGCGAAGAGGAGGTTGGCGTCGACGCCCTGGTCGTCTGGACGAAGGCGCTGCCCCCGACCCGGCCGGTCTACCGCTACGGCGTGCGTCTGGTCCCGCGGATGGCGACCGCCGCCTCAATGGACGAAGTCGAGAGCCTGGTCGGTCAACTCCTCTTCCTCGGCTACGTGCCGACCACGAACAACCGGATGCCGCACGGGGCCGGCGAGTACCAGGTCGACCTGTCGCGGCCGACCGGCAACCTGTGGGTGGTGCGCTGGTATGACCGGACCGAATGAACTGCTCCCTCTTGACCTCGGGAGTCCACTTCCATATACTTCCCATAAGCCAAAGGAACACCCCACAACCCACATGGAGGGCCACCCGCACATGGCCGACCACCGCACCCCCGTCCCACCCCTACCACCGGCAGAGCAGGCGGCGCTCGACGCCTTCGGGCCGCCAGCCTGTCTCGATCCCAGCGACCCGCCGGCGGCGATTCCGACGCCGGAGATCATCCAAGACCAGTACCTCGAGACGCTGCTGCGCCGTCGTCTCGCCCGCCTGACCTGGGACGATTGCGCCACCGAAGAGGAGCCGCGGCTTCATGGGCTTCACCTTCTCTCGGTCGTCACGCTGCTGGGGAACAACTGGTCGATCGAGGCGATCGCCGTCAAGGTCGAAGACGGCATGCAGAAGCCGGTCGACCGAGACGCCGAACGCACGTTCGACGCTCTCGCCATCGCCGCGGCCAGCGACGGCCACTTCCAGACGATGAGGCTGCCCGGACGTGAGCACGACTACGTGGTCTTCCTCTACCCGGGGATGGACTGATGAGCACGCCTCGCCACCCCTTCTACCTGTCGGTCGCCGAGGCGGCCGACATCGTCAACGGCACGCTCCCGGACGACGTCGCCGACCGTCTCCGCCGGCAGATGCGCGTCTACCACGGGGTCAGCGTCGTTTCTGCCGTTTCTGCCGAGGAAGCCGACGTCGCCGGTCAGCTCCTGCGCATCGTCGACGAACCCGACGCCGCTGACGTCGAGATCGCCCGCTGCGCGCTCTTCTGCGATTGCGGCCTGGACCGCGGCGAAGGTGGTGACGACGACGGCGAGCACGACGACACGTGCCCGGCGTTCTACCGCGACGACGTCGCCCGGCTGCTCTCCGCGGCACGCCGGGAAGGAGTCCGGCCATGAGGATCGAGGTCGACCGCGACTTCTTCCACCGCGAGCTTCGCCTGCTGACGGCGTACCTGTCGGGGCGTCTCACTGAGGTCCGAATCCACGCAACCGCCGAGGGCGTCACGCTCCTGGGCGCTCACCTGGCGACGCGATCTGCACGCGTCCCGATTCTGCCGGCGCGCGTCGACCAGGAGGGCTGGTTCGACGTCGACTTGCCGCTCCTCACCAAGGGCCTGCAGGCGCTGCCGAAGGGCCGGGCGCGGATGAGCGTCGAGGAGGCCGAGAACCGCGACCGCTACGCCGACCGGCTCAGGATCGAGGTCGGCGGCCGCCACGTGTCGATCGCGGGCCACCTCGGGAAGGCCCGCCAGGCTGGAACGCAGCTCGTCGAGCCGGAGGGTCTCTTCCTCGAGTTGCCGCTCGAGAAGCTGCGCGACCTGTACGTCAGGGTGGCGGACGCCACGACCACCAAGGACGAGGGCCGCTTCCGGCTCGACGTCGTGCGCTTCGAGGTCGGCACGAAGGGCGACCTGATCGCCGTGGCGACCGACAGCCACAGGATGGCAGTGGCCCGATTGCCAGTCGACGCGGGATGGAAAGCCGACGGCGAGCCCATGCTCGTCTCTCGGTCCCTCCTGAACGAGGTGCTCCGGTTCGAGGGGATCAGCGGGTTGAAGACGCAGATGCTCCGGGGCGACGTGTCGGCGGCGTTGACCCTCGACGGACGGGTCTTCGCGGAAGCGGTCGGCAAGGGCTCGTTCCCGGACTGGCGCGCGGTGCTTCGCGCGGAGCGGCCGATCTCGGTGACGGTCGAGCGCGAGCGGCTGATCGAGATCACGAGCTGCGCGAAGCTGATGTCCTGCTCGACGCTGATGTTGCGGCTGGCCGAGGGCTCCGGCATCTTCCGGGTCGCCGGGCGGGACCAGGGCACGGTCGTCTACGAGGACGAGCTCGACGTCGTCGGCGCCGACGCGGACCAGGTGGCGGTCGAGTGCAACGCCAACCCCGTCTTCTTGCGGGACGCGGCGATCGCGATGGAGCCCGCCAGCCACGTCTCGCTGTTCTTCGAAGCGCAGCCGTTGAAGGCGTTCGAGGTCCGGCCGGCCGGCGCCGTCAAGCTGCCATGGTCGCTCGAAGTCGGGCACCTCATCACCCCGATCATCATCAAGGAGAGCCGATGAGCCAGAGCCATAAGCTGGGAGACGACGCGGTCAAGGTGGTGATCGCCTTGCCGCGCGACCTGCGCGAGCGGGTCGACGCGGTCCTGCCGCTGGTCCAGAAGGAGGGCTGGAAGGGGAGGGCGATGCCGTGGAAGCTGAACGAGCTCGCCCGGGAGGGTGTGCGGCAGGTGGTGGAGGCGCTCGAGGCGGGTCGCTTCAAGCCGCTGCCGGAGAAGCTGCGGGGCGGCGAGGCGAAGATCCTCAAGGTGGAGACGCGATGAGCCTCGACCTCGTCGTCACCGTTCCCAAGCGGCTCTGGCGCGCCTGGCTGGCGGAAGGGGCACTGCCGGGCGAGGAGGTGCCGCCTGGCGTCTTCTACTACCAGCGCATCGCGGGGAGGCCACAGTACGCCGGCACGGTCCCTCAGGATTCCCGCGTCTATGTCGTCGCCTTCGGTCGCCTCCGCGGCTACGCGCCGCTGCTCCGGGTCGACCGCCAGCCGCCCGCCGGCGCCGGCGACGCGACGATCGAACGCTGGCGCCGCGAGCACCGCGACCGGGTCCACTACTACCTGGTGCGCGCCGGCGGCGCGGTGGCGGTGACGATCCCCGAGCCGATCCGAGGCTTCCAGGGCTGGCGCTACCGCTGGTGGCAGCGAGCGGCCGAGGTGCCGTTCCCCGACTGGCAGACGCAGGCGGTGACGCCATGACCGCCGTTCGTTACGTGCTGACCTCGCTGACCGCGTCGGGTGATCCGATCGAGGACCACGAAATCGACCTCGACGCCTTCCTTTCAGCAAACGAGTTCGACGACGAGGACCTCGCGATGATCCGCGCGCTCGAGCCCGGTGATGACGCCTTCGTCTACTTCGGCGGCGGCGCCGCGGTCACCTTCCGCCTGTCCTGTGAGCCGGCCGGTGTCGGGCAGCCCTGACTGCGACCGCTGCGGCGGCCGCGGCTGGGTCGTCAAGAAGGACGGCGGCGCAGGGTCGGCGGCTCCCTGCCGGTGTCGAGCCGGCCACCGTCGCGAGCTGCTGTTGAAGCGCCTGGCGATCCCGGCGAAGTACGCCGGCGACTCGCTCGACAACTTCCTGACGACCCACCAGGACCCGGCTGTCGCGGCGCTGCTGCTGCGGGCCAAGGAGACGTCCCGGCGGTACGTCGAGTCGTTCATCGACGCCCGCCGCGGCGGGCACCGAACGGTGGGCCTCTGTTACACGGGCCCGCCGGGGTGCGGCAAGACGCACCTGGCGGTGTCGGTGCTGCGGCAGGTGGTCAGCGACTACCTGGTGTCGGGGATGTTCGTGGACTTTACCTCCTTCCTCCACCAGATCCGCTCGACCTACGATCCGGACTCGACCGTCCGGACCGACGACGTCCTGCAGCCGCTCCTCGCCGTCGACGTCCTGGTGATCGACGAGCTCGCCGCCCAGAAGCCGAGCGAGCACACGCTCGAGATCCTCTACCTGCTGGTCAACGGCCGGTACATCGCCTCGAAGCCGACGATCTTCACCAGCAACTATCGCTTCCCGCCGGCGGACAAGCCCGAGAAGCGGGAGGAGCCGTCGTCGATCCACCTTCGCCTGTCGCCTCCGCTGGTGAGCCGGATCCAGGAGATGGCCTACATCCTGACCGTCGGAGGGTGGGACTTCAGGGCCGAGGTTCTGCAACACCACACGCGTCCAAACTGATATACTTCACCCCACCACACCACCACCACAAGGGAGGCACCCGCACATGCCCCACGACCCGCAGTTCGAAAACGCGACGCCCCGGACCATCTACACGCTCGGCTACGGCGGCGGCTGGGACCACGCGCTCGTCCTCCGGGCGATCGAAGCGGTCGACGGCATCCTGGTCGACATCCGCTTCAAGCCCTCGAGCCGCGATCCGCGGTGGCGTCAGCCGGCGCTTCGCCGAGTGTTCGGCGAGCGCTACCTCTGGCTCCAGGCGTTCGGCAACGAGAACTACAAGGGCGGCCCGGTCCGGCTGCTCGATCCGGACGACGGCGTCGCGCGTGTGGCGGCGCTCCTGGGGCACGGCACGCCGCCGATCCTGATGTGCGCCTGCCGCGGCTGGGCTGGCTGCCACCGCCGGAACGCTGCGGAGCTCGCCAGCTCCCAACTCGGCGTGCCGGTGGTCCACCTTGAGGCGATGCGGTTCCAGCCGCCGGCCGCGGACTCGCTCTTCGCCGACCAGGCGAAGCTCGGGAAGGGAGGCGGCGATGGCTGACCTCGGATCGCGACTTTTCCAGGGGCCGAAGTCGACCGGCGGCGAACGGGGGGTATGGATCGTGGCCTCAAGCTACGGCGAGGCGGCAGCGATCTACCGCAAGGTGCGGGCGAAAGAGCCCGCCGAACTGGTCCTCGTCGCGGCCGAAGATATCCTCACCTTGCCGCGGTTGTTGCGCTCCACCCCTGCTGAGGCCGCCGCTCCCCGCCCCGCAGAGACGCCCGACTGGCCCACCGTGGCTGCGAACGTAGCGGGGGCTCTCGAGGGATACGAAATCTTTCAAGCGAAGGCCGACTGGACCTCCGAGAACCTCACTGCCGCCGTGCTCGACGGATTGCGCCCCCTGTGGCCCGAGGCCCGCCCCGCAGAGACGGAAGGGGCTGGCGGGATCTCGCTGATCGCAGCCGAACGGTGCCGGCAGGTGGAAGAGATCGACCGCCTGCTGCGGGTCGGGCAAGCTGCCGCCACCCCGCCCGCACTGTCACCGGAGCCGGAGACCGAAGCGGTCGAGCCTGAGCCGGAGCGAGCGCCCTTTGAGGAGCCGGGTGACGCCGAGCCGCCGTCACCGGAGGCGGGGGAGGCGGAGAGCGCCACACCGGGGATCAGCGACGAAGAGCTGGTGAGGCGGGCGGTGCGCAACGCCCGGCCTCGCCATCCCGCGGGAGGCGTCCGGTGGCACGCCGTCGTCGAGGCCCTGGCTGTCGGATCTAGCTACGCGGTGAATCTCTGCCGCCGCTTCAACCTCGACCCGAACGAGGAGCTGCCGGGGCGAATGCTGGTGGAGGACGTTGACGAGGAGGTCTCCGTCCCCGAGCCGCCGGCCGGGGAGCCGCCAAAGCCGAAGTGCGGCATGCGGGACCCTGTGTCGCCGTCCTGGGTCTGCCTTCTCCCCTATGGACACCTCACCGTTTCCCGGTGCGAGTTCTCTGCGCCCGAGGTCGCCCGCCTCGCCGGGTTCGGGCCGCCCAAGCCGCTGTGCGGCGTCGCCGATCCGAACGGGTCCGCCTACCCGTGCAGCAAGTTCGCCGGGCACGAGCCCGCAGACCACAGCAATGGACACGGCGACTGGCCCGTCGAGCCGGCCGGGGAGCCGGAACCGGTGGCGGACCCGGCGGTCATGGGATACCGCTACGAATGCCAGAAGTGCGGGGACAGCGGCGTTCTGCTTTCCAGGCCGAGGTACTGCGGCGTGTGTGTTGGGGGAGACACGAGGGTCAGCACCGAACCGCTGATTCACCTCGCCGACCATCGCGCCGTCGCCGCCTCGCTGTTCGCCCCTCCCCCGCCTCCCCCGGCGGGACCGACAAGCGCCTACGTGGACATCGTGTTCGACGGGCCGCCATCGCACGAGTCGGGTCGCTTCGTCGAGGTCGAGGACGCGACGGGAGCGAGCATCAATCTCGGTGAGTGGGTCAAGAAGGGCGCGTACTGGCGGCTGCGCATCCCCGATCCCCGCGTGGCGCCTCCCCCGGCGGGACCGCCGGCCGGCAACGAAGGGACGGCGATGGGCATCGCTCCGCGCGACGTGCGCGACGCCTTCGACTTCTACAAGGTCGGCAACTCCTACGCGAACACTGCGCGGTGGGCGAAGGTGCCGGGAGAAACCGAAGGTGCCCTCTGGTCGGCGTTCGAGCACGGCTACGAGGCTGGCCGCGCCGCCGTTCACGCCCCCCAAGCTCCTCCAACGGTCGCCGCCGACCCTACGCCCACCCCCGAGGGATGAAGCCGCGCAGGCTGACCACCGACTGCCCGGGCTGCCCCGTCTACGCCGCCGGAGCGGTCGGCGACGCCATCCGGAAGGTGCACCCCAGCGCCGGCGCCGGCGACCTCTGCCTCCACGCGGAGGAGCCGCGGCGACTGCGGGGCGAAGGCAAGCGCCCCTGCCGCCTCGACCGGCTCGAGGGGACGGACGTCTGGAACGAGCGGCTCGGCGTTCCCCTGCGCCCCCACCGTCCACCGCTTCGCTACTTCGGCTCGAAGTGGAGGATCGCCCCCTGGATCGTCGCCCACTTCCCGCGACACGACTGTTACGTCGAGCCCTTCTGCGGTGGCTTGTCGGTCCTGCTGCGGAAGCCGCCGTCGATCTTCGAGTACGTGAACGACCTGGACGACGAGGTGGTGACGTTCTTCCGGGTCCTGCGGCGGCGGCCTGCCGAGCTCGTCACCGCGATCGAGCGGACGCCGTTCGCACGCCGCGAGCTGGAGCTGGCACGCGAGCCGGTAGAGGACGGCGACGAGCTCGAGGTGGCGCGCCGGCTCTACGTCCTGGCCTGGCAGGCGCGCGGCGGCCCCCGCATCCAGTGGAAGGCCGGATGGCGATTCCAGCGGCGCCAGGAGCGCGGGCGCTCCGCGATCCAGGACTTCGTCGACACGAGCACCCTGGAGCTGGTGACTCAGCGGCTCCGCATGGTCGGCATCGAGCACGGAGACGCCTTCGCGGTCCTGCGCCGGTTCGACGGGGTCGAGACGCTGTTCTACGTCGATCCGCCCTACCTCGGCGACGTCCGCTCCGAGCGCTGGCGCAAGAAGGCGTACAGGCATGAGTTCCACCTGCTGGCCGATCACGCGCGGCTCGCCGAGGCGCTCAGTAGGGTCCGCGGCATGGTCGTCCTGTCGGGCTACCCCTCGCCGCTCTACGAGCAGCTCTACCAGGCTCGCGGCTGGGAGGTGCGGACGGTCAACGCGCAGACCGATGGCGGCCACGGCGACGTCGTCGAGGCGCTGTGGTTCAACCCGGCGGCGGTCGAGCGGGGGATCCACCCGCAGATGGAGCTCTGGGATGCGCCGGAGGCGTAGCCGCGGCCGCGCACGCGCGTCAATCAACACCACCACCCACCTCGGCGCCGATTGTGCGCGCACGACGCCGTCGTGCTGCATATGCTTCGACCGTCCAGGCGGGGAGGACGCGCTGTGCCCGCTGTGCCGAGAGAACTTCCGGAGGGCTGGGGTCGGCGCAGAGCCCGGTCCCGTAAATTCGGCGATCGACACCCGTAACCCTTGACATCGGCGAGTCACTTCCATATACTTCTCTCATAGGAAGCAACCCGGCCCCGCACGGGCCATGACCAGAACCACGGAGGAACGACCGATGCCCCGCAAGACCAGGAAGACCGAGCCCGACTCCCCCGCCAACGTCCTCGACTTCGCGCCGAGCGATGCAGGCGCCGACCAGGCGACGACCGAGACGACCACCACCCCCGAGCACTGGACCGAGGCCGAGGAGAACGGCAAGGCGGTGTTCGTGCGCGCCGACGGTTTGGCGCGGGTGTTCTGCCCGAACACGAAGTGGGTGGTCGAGGTCGGCGACGAGATCCTCCAGCGCCGCTACTTCTCCACCCCCGCCGGCGCGATCGAGGCCGCCAACCGCGCCCTCGCGAAGTCCGAGGTCCTGGACCCGTCGGCCGAGCCGGTGAGCCTCCGCGGCGATGCGAAGCCGAAGCGCGCGAAGGTCACCTCCAGCATCGTGGCGGCCGACCGCGACGACCAGGGCCGCGTGCCTCCGGTGACGCCCGAGATCGACCCGGACTTCGCCTCGCTCACGGGATGGACGGTGGCCGAGAGCGAGATCGTCGGCCCCGCCGGGAAGCTCGTGATGGTCGGCAACAGCCGGTGGCAGGGCTACGACGTGAAGGGGTCGAAGGTGGGCGGCGTGTACCGCTATCCCTCCCGCGCGGCCCGCTGCGTCGAGCGCGCGGCCTGATCCTCCGGCGCCTGTGGACCGCCGGCGACCGGGCTTCAGACGGTGGCCGGCGGTGACAGACGCCGGATGGTCCGGCGAAGGAGGTACGAGCGATGACGATGAAGAGGGTCTGGGAGTTCCGCCCCACGTTCAACGGCAAGGCTGCTGGCGCACCGTCGGTCCACCTGACCGAGGCCGAGGCGTACGCCGCGCAGCGCCGCTCGCACGTCGGCGGCCCGGTGGTCCAGGCGACCGAGGACGCCGCGGTGGTCGAGTTGATGACGGAGGGCCTGTCTCACACGCAGGCGTTGCGCGCACTGGCTGCGACGGCGAGCCTGGCGGTGCGCTTCACCGGCTTCCACGGGCGGACCGAGCTCGTCGTCACCGGCTTCAACTGGCGCGCCTGGAACGAGGGCTTCGTCGCGGCCGACCTTACCGCGGCCGCTGTCCAGGCGATCGAGGAGGCCGACCTCGCCTACTGCCCTTCGCGCCGGCACGGCTCGCTCGACCCGTGCACATGTGGGGGCCTGCCGTTCCCCACGCCGGTCGTCTCCGCTGGGCCGGGCTCGACGCCGGTCCGGGTCGCGAACGGGGCGGGTACCTACCTCATCCCGATCGAGTGGATCGACCTCGAAGAGGCGCCGGCGGCGATCCGTACCGCCGCCGAGGGCTCACGATCGACACCGGCGGCGCCGCGATGACCGGCGCCAGCCAGGTCGAGGCGCCGTCCGGCGTCTGGATCGTCGTCGCGTGGTCGGACATGAGCGGCACCGAGTTGACCGGCCGCTACCTCGGCCGCTACCGGCAGGTGCCCGAGAGGCGTATTGCCGAGCAGGTCTACGCCTGCACGTGGTCAGCGCCCGAGAGCCCGGAACGCCGCGCTGAGGCTGACGACTTCGTGGCCGAAAGGGCTGCGGAGGATGACGTCGTCCGCGCGGCCGTCTTCGTCTTCCCAGCATCGGAAGAAGACCCGCTCAGCCGAGCTCGCCGAGAGCTGCTCGCGACCGCGACGAAGTTGAGGGGGCCGCGCTGATGTTCCACCTCGAGCTTGGCCGCCTCTGCGCCCTCCAGGAGGAGTTCGAACCGCCGCTGACGTTCGAGACGGCAGAGCAGCTCGCGAAGGCGCTCAATAGCCGCGAGAACCGGAACCGCCACCACCGCGTCACCGACGACGTCGGCCGCCACTTGAACGGGTTCGTCCTCGCGCAGGACTACGCTCTCGGCGTCGGCGATCGCGGGGTCCGCCTCGCCCGCGGGGCGTACTTCCTGTCGATGCCCGACGGCCTCAGGCCGCTGACCGACGACGAGGCGGCGCTCCTGGTCCACGTCGAGCGCTGGGGCTCGGAAGGCTACCCGATTCAGAGGCGCTCGGAGGGGAGGTCCTGGCACATCGGTCCGTGGCGCTCCTGGCGGGGCTTCCCGGCGACGTATCCGACGAAGCGGGCCGCGGTCGAGCAGTTCGAGCGCTGGAAGGACCTGGCGCTCGAGCGCTGGGGCTCGATGAAGCGGGAGCGGCCCCACCTGATGCTGACCGGCGTGGGGGTGCGCGATGCAGGTGCGTAGCGTCTACTTCCAACTCGTCGACGACGCCGCGGCGCAGGGCAAGGAGCTGTGGCGGACGCTGACCCGCGAGGGTCGGATCGAGCCGACCTTCCTCTACTGCCGACCGTCCTTCGGGCGGGCGCGCGGCGAGCTACGGCTCTTCCCGCAGTCGGAGGACCCGCCCGCCGGCGAGGGTTGGGAGCGCGTCGTCGACGAGCCGGTGCGAGGGAGCCACCCGGTCTTCGAGGCGGGGTGGCTCTGGCAGTGGATCCACGACCACGGCCGTCGCGCCCCGATCCTTCCATCACGACTGCCCGGCGACGCCGGCGGAGGTGACGAGTGAACGACGAGCGAACGGAGTACGCCTTTGGCGGAGCAGCGAGGACCGCGGAGGTGGCCGCCGGGTTGGTCCACCTCTCCTGCTACTTCGAGGTCACGCCCATACACGACGGCCAGTGGAAGATCGCCGTCCATCCCCGCGACGAACCGCTCATGGCGCGGGCGATCCGAGGGGTGGCGTTACAGGAGGAGGACTGACCGATGAACGACTCGACGTTCCCAGAAAACGGCGGAGGCTGGTCGCTCGTTACGGCCCTGCCGGTCGTGCCGCCGGTCACCATTCGCAGCCTGTTGGGTGGCCTGGTGCTGACGATGGCCGACCCGCCGCCCCTCTATCCGCGCCGGCGCGTTCGGCCCGTCACCGCGGACGACCGCCGGCGCTTCGCCGCCTTCGGCTCGACCGACGAGGCCGGCGTCCTCAGCGGGATGGTCGTCCAGGTCGATCACCGGGACGTGTTCGCGGTGACCCGAGAGCACGACCCGATCACGAAGGGTCGCCTGGTGCTGGTGGTCTACGTGCGGCCCAGCGCCTACGAGCGCGCGATCCGGATCAGCGCGTTGATGGCCGCCAAGCGGGCGCGAGAGCTGGAGGCGATCGCCGCCAGCCTGCCCAACCATCAGCAGAACGGTGGCCGCGCGCAGACCGGAGGCGGCCGTGGCTGACATCGCCTGTGCGAAGTGTGAAGAGCCCTGGGACGCCTACGGTGTTCGCCACGCGACCGACATGACCCGCATCGAGTCGCATCGCTTCCTCGCCGGCGAGGGGTGCCCGTCGTGCTGTTGGGGGAGGACCTGCACGCAGTGCGGCGGCACCGGCCGTCAAGCCGGGAAGCGGTTCGGCCGAGCCTGCTTCTGGTGCTTCGACAAGGGCTTCGTGTTGGCCTGGTCGCCGCGAACGTCGGCTCGAGGCTTCGAGGCGGGACGGTTCTACGTCGGCTCCCATCCCGACGTGCGACCGCTGCCGGAGGACGCGAAGCCGTTCCTCGGCCAGGACACACCCGCCCCGCACGAGAGCGCGGACGGCTGGGTCGACAAGCGCTGGTTCTGGTGCCCGGACGGTTGCTCGGAGGACTGGCCGCCGTGTGTCTGGTGCGCTGGCTCCGGCAACCTCACCATCCCCCAGGAGCGGGCGGACTGGTGCGCGCTGGAGGCCGCCAGCAGCGAGATCGAAGCGAGCGACGAGGACCCGTTCGTCATCCTTGAGCGGCGGGGGCTCGAGCCCTGAAACTTGTCGGGGAAACCCTTCCCGAACCCCTTGACTTCCTGAGGTCACTTCTATATACTTCCCTCATAGAAAAGGGGACACGGAAATGACCGATGCACCGAAGATGAGCGACGAGAGAATGCCCGGAACCAAGCTCCGCCTCGAGGTGACCATCGACGCGGTCGTTGTCGCGGACAACGGCGACGGCGTGGCCGCCCGGATCACCCACATCAACGGCGAGCCTGTCGGCGTAGTCGACGGGCATCCCTTCGTCCGGCATCTGGGTATCGCCGACGCCATCGAGGTCGTCGACCCGGCCTGACCACCTGGCTCCCGCACGGGCCACCAACCCAGAACCACGGAGGCACGATGAAGCTCACCAACCCCGCTCTCGCTCCCGGCGATCGAGCGCTGTGGCACCGCCGAACGGCGCCGCGTCCCCGCCCCGTCGTGGTCTTGCAGCGCCTGCCGCTGAAAGTGCGCGTCCTCGACCTCGTCACCTCGACGCCGCGCAGGCTGGTGACCCGGGAGGTGTTCCCGGACAACCCGACAGCTCGACAGGCGGCGTCGCGGTGACCGCCGCCGGCTACATCGCCACCGACCGCGAGGGCGCCGCCATCTACGGCATCGGCGCGACCGCCGATGAGGCCATCGCAGACGCCCGCCGCGAGAGTAACGACGGCGAGGGCCAGTACGTCGTCGTCGCGGCGACCGCCGAGCTGCTCGACCACGTGCGAGAGCACGGGGGCGCCTCGTGGGCGGTTGCCTTCGAGCTGACCGACCGTTCCGGGGAGCCCGTCTCGTTCACCTGCGCGGCCGAGTACGACGACCCCGACCGCTACATCGCCAAGGTGTCGGAGTGACCGCCCCGCGCGCCACCCGACAGGCGGCCGAGGAGCGCTCGAAGGCTCGCCAGTACGGCACCACGGCGGGCCACTGGACGAATGCGCCGGGAGGCGACTACGCGGCCAAGGCTGCCGGCCACCACGCGCGGGTCGCGGCGCACTACGCCATCCGAGCCATCGGCGGCGCCTGCCTCGACGGCTCCGCGATCTTGGATGTAGCGCCGTGAGGATCGACGACGACGTCCTCGAGGTCCTGCGCCGCGCCCGGATCACCGGCGGGCGCCTCACCCTCCCCCACCAACTCGAGCGGAAGATCTACGTCCGCGTCGACCGCGTGCTCAAGGCGATGGGCGCGACCTGGAACCGCAAGATGCAGGCGCACCTCTTCGAGGAGCACGCCGCCGACGTCATCGACGACGCGCTCGCGACCGGCGTCGTGGTCGACCACCGGCGCGAGTTCAACCTGTTCGAGACGCCGGCGCCGCTCGCGCGGCAGCTCGTCGAGCTTGCAGGCGTCCAGGCCGGGATGAAGGTTCTCGAGCCGAGCGCCGGGCCCGGGCGCATCGTCCGCGCGCTGCTCGACGCCGGCGCCCGCGTCTGGTGCGTCGAGATCGAGGAACGGACGGCGCGTCCGCTGCTCGACGAGCTCGCAACCGAGTTCGTCTACGTCGGCGACTTCCTCGAGTGGTCGAAGGACCCCGAGGAAGGGCTCTTCGACCGGATCGTCGCCAACCCGCCATTCTCGCGCAGCCAGGACGTTGAGCACGTCGAGGCGATGTGGCGGCTGCTCGCTCCTGGCGGGCGGCTCGTCTCGGTGATGTCTCCGGGGTGGACGTTTCACCGCACGCATCGCGCGGATCTCTTCCGCGCGTTCGCCTACGGTCACGGCTGCCAGTGGGAGATGTTGCCGGAGCGGTCGTTCCGGGAGAGCGGCACCGACGTTAACTGCGGAGTGATGGTCATCGACAAGCCGGCGGGAGGCGAAAATGGCTGATCGAACCGAGGTCCAACCCGTGGTCGGTGAGGGCGTCACCGTCTGCCGCTGGAGCGACCGGGACGCCGCGACGATCGTCGCCGTCACGCCGAGCGGCAAGTCCTTCGACATCCAGCTCGACAACGCGACGCTGCTCAACGGCGCCAACAGCGGCGAGCCGGACGCCCTCAAGATGGCGGCCGGTGGCTTCGCCGGTCACACGACCGGCGTCCAGCGCTGGAAGTGCGAGCCGGCCCCGGAAGGCCCTGTCCACCGGGTGCGCTTGACGAAGCGCGGCTGGATGCTCGACGGCCAGCGCGTGATCGCCGGACGCCACCACCACCACGACTTCAACTTCTGAGGAGACGCGATGAGCGAGCGAACCGAAACGATGTCCGCCTCCGGCGTCAACGCCTGGGTGAAGAAGTCCGCCGGGAAGGTGGCGTCGCTGGCCTTCGCCGGCGGCACCGGAGTCACGATCGAGATCGAAGGCGACGAGGACGAGCTGCTGGCGTTCGCCCGGAACCTCGAGGAGGCCATCCGTGCCGGACGCCGCAATGCCTGAGCAGGTCGTCGAGCACTGGTTCTACACCGGCAAGAGGCTGCTGCGTGGTGGCAGCCTGGCACACGCTTGGTTGACGCCCAGCGGCAGGGAGCCGGCCTTCGTCGTCAAGGGGCGGGACCGCTTCGCGATCGGCGGCGTCTACGAGGCAACGGTGAGCGGCACCGACGGGGCGCTCAGCCTCCACGGCCAGCCGAAGTTCCTCCGCGCGCATGGAGTCGGCGACGAGCAGGTGCGCGGGTGGATCGCGGAGTCGACTGCCTCGGTAGCCGCTCACGAGATGGCGCGAGCGGAGAAGCGGGCCAAGGCCACGGCCGCGAAGCGGTTCGGAGAGCTGACGCTCGAAGAGTTGCGGGCCACGATGAACAAGGCTCTCCCCCACCACCGCACCGGGCTCGCCGCGGCGGTGTTGGATTACCTCCTGAGGAGATGACGATGCTCAAGACCGAGACGTACTCGTCCAGGATCGAGCGCGCGATTCTCGCCGCGTCGCGCCAGCACCAAGCAACGTCCGGACTCGTCGATCCGACGCCCGTCTTCGAGCACGGCCAGTGGTGGGTGGTCGGCTTCGATGCCGAGGATGATCGGGTCATCTACTCCGCCCACGACGCCGAGGGTCCCGGCTCGGTCGACGGCTTCGACTTCGAGTTGATGCCATGACGCCGGCGCCACCCCCGCGCTACCGCCTCGAACTGGTCCGCGAGGACCCCGACGCCGCCGTCTTGCCGTTCCGATGCAGCGACCCCGGGACGCTGGTCGGGTTCCTCTGGCGCACCGTCTTCGCCCGATCGCCCAGCGAACGCCTGGTGGTGGTGTGGACCGACCACCAGTACGGCGTGATCGGCTGGTCGGACATCGCGCTGGGGACGGCCGTGTCGGTCTGCTGCGACCCTCGACTGATCTTCGCGAGCGCGCTGCTCTGCAACGCCTCGGCGATCGTCGTCGCCCACAACCATCCGAGCGGTGAGGTGACGCCGTCCGAAATCGACCTGCGCCAGGCCAACCGGCTCGCGTCCGGCGGCGAGATCCTCGGCCTGCCGCTCGTCGACTTCCTGATCGTCGGCGGGGCGCAGCGCTACACCTCCCTGCGCGACCGGGGGTTCCTGATGGACTCGACTCGGAGCGCCGCGGCATGAAGGTGTTCGTCGTCACCGCTCGAGGCCGCATGACGCTCGGCAATTACGTCGCGTTCGTCAAGAGAGCGATCGCCTACCCAAACGCGTCCTGCTGGGGCGGCCTGAAGACCGAGGGTCCGACGACCGGCCGTGACATCCGGTGGGAGTTCCTGGAGGGCGTCCACGATCGAATCAACCAGGCCGTCCCGTACCGGCTGCGCGGCCACGTCGAGCCCCGGCTGCCGCGGTGGCGCAAACTCAGCCTCGACTGGCAGCGAGCCGCGCTACAACTCGCCCGCCGAGTCAACACGCCGCGGCTCATCGTCCGCGAGAACGAAGTCCCACCCGAGTTTCGCCGGCGTCTCGCTGGCCGGCTCACGCGACTGGAGGACCTGTAGAAATGAGCAAGACGATCGAGCTTGAAGACCTCGGCATCACGCGAGAGGACCTGACCGAGCGACTGGTGGCCAACCTCGCCGAGCGGCTGCTGTCTGAACACGGCATCCCGGTCCGCACGACGGTGCGGCTGGAGGACGACGAGGGCGACGACGTCGACGACGTGGTCACCTCGCCGTTCGCTCAGGCGCTACACGACCGGGTGGAGAGCGCGGTCGCCGAGGCGGTCGACAGGGTCGCGGCGGAGCACGTGATCGCGAACCTCGACCAGTACCTCATCAGCCTCGACATGACGCCCACGAATCGCTGGGGCGAGTCGAACGGGCCGCGGTTGACGCTTCGCGAGTGGATCGACCAGCGGATCGACGGCTGGCTGCGCGAGCGCGTCGACTACCACGGCAGGTCGCGAGCCGAGGGCAGCGGAGGCGGCGCCGACACGCCGCGCATCGTCTACCTGGTCCACCAGCACCTCCACACCATGGTCGGCGTCCGCATCGAGAAGGCGCTCAAGGAGGTCAACACCGCGATGGGCGAGGGCCTCGCCGAGGTCGTCCGTGACGAAGTCGGGAAGATCGCCGAGAGGCTCTCGGTGGAGGTGTCCACCAACAAACGCCGGGCGTAGCAGGTACCCGCCCGGCAGGACGGAGAAACCCGATGGATCTGAACCATGAAGCCGCCCGCAAGCTGGAGCGCGAAGCGCTGGCCGTCGCCGGCCGCAGCAAGGCGGCCGCCATCCTCACCCTGTACCACCGCCGCCTCGAAGTCGAGAAGACGATGCTCGTCAGCGAGCTCGCCGCGGAGGTCGGCATCTCGCCGAGCGCGATGTCGCACGCGCTCGAGCACCTCGTCAACCGCGGAATGGTCGAGCGAAGGCGCGTACGCGGCGTCACGCAGTGCAGCATCACGCCCCGCGGCGTCGACGTCGTAGTCTTGCTGGCGTACACCGCCTGATGGGCCTCCTGATCTACCCCGACCGGGAGCCCCAGCGTCTCTCCTGGGAGCCGAGGGTCGGCCTCGAGATCCGCGGAGAGCGTCGCCGCGACGCCGTCGCCCTGGTGCTCCTGCGCCATCGGGCCTCGTTCGTGGTCGAGTCGACCGCGCCCAACACCTTCCTCTTCCGCGTGGCGGCCATGAGCTTTGACGTGGTCTGGAGGGCCTGGGATGAAACCCGCGACCTCGAGGCGATGGCCTCACCTGACAACGCCGGCCCGGATTGATATACTTCACCTGATGACCAATCACCACGGAGGCACCGCACATGCCCCGCAGTCACCACCGGGCGAAGCCTGACCAGCCGCGCAGGTCCTGTGGCGGCTGTACGCTGTGCTGCACCCTCCTCGCGCTGAACGACGCGCCGTTCGCGAAGCCATCGCGATGCGACTGTCCGTTCGCCACCGCCGGTGAGGGCTGCCGGATCTACCGCGACCGACCGACCGAGTGCCGGACCATGAGCTGCCTGTGGCTGCAGGACGGCGAGGGCCGCTTCCTGGCGGACGCCGACCGGCCGGATCGTTCCGGCGTCGTCGTCATCGGCGTCAAGGGCTCGCCGCCGCGGCTCGAGCTGCACGAATCGGTGCACGGAGCAGCGGACGCGGACCCGTTCTGGACGCTGGTGGCGGCGGTCAGCCTCGGCGGACAAGGGGTCCGGATCATCGGCCCGTCCGGCGCCGCGCGGTTCCCGGCATCGGAGCCGACCCTCGGAAGGAGGCCGACCTCATGAAGCGCCCGTACCTCACCCCGAAGGTCCTCGCCGGGCTGCGCCTGCTCGCCGGCGAGCAGGCTGAGTACCTCGCCTCGCTGGCTCTGCACCCCGCCGATTACGAGCTGCGCGCCGCGGCCGTGTCCTACCTCGAACGCTGGATCGTCCGCCAAGAGGAGCGGCGGGCGAAACGAAAGGAGTCCTCAGTTGCGAACGACGCACCATGAAATGCGCACCGAGCGGGTCGAGACGATCCGGGTTCTGTTGACGCCGGTGGATCTGCGGGACCTGCTCGACGGCAAGATCCCCGGGCTCGACGGGATGGCCGAGGAGATCAAGTTCTACGTGGAGCGCGCCGGCCGAAGCACTGTCGGGCTCGACCAGGACCAACCGTTGATCCTCGAGGTCAAGCGTCGCGAAGTGCTGGTCACCGATCTCAACACCCCAACCAACGATCCCGCCGACCGGCGGGAGCAGGGAGGCTGACCCGAATGATCGAGCTCGCCGAAGACCCAACCCCGCCGGCACCGCCCGGCGAGGACCGATACGAGGTCCTGCTGCTCGACCAGGTCGAGCCCGGGCCGTGGAACCGCCGACACTTCGAAAAGGTCGACCTATCGCTCGAGGAGCTGGCCGGTTCGATCCGGACGAAGGGGGTCATCGCTCCGATCACGGTGCGGCGGCACCCCGACACCGCGGACCGCTACCAGATCGTCGCCGGCGAACGCCGCTGGCGCGCCTCGCAGCTCGCTGGCCGACCCGACATCCCATGCATCATCCGAGCGCTGACGTCCGACGAGGCGAGGGAGATCTGCGTCATCGAGAACCTCCAGAGGAAGGACCTGGCGGCGATCGAGGAGGCGCAGGGGGTCGCGCTGCTGCTGGCCCGGGAAGGCGCCACGCCCGAGTCGGTGGCGCTCGAGATCGGCCGCGCGGAGGCGTGGGTCGCCCAGCGCTACTCGATCGCCATGCAGCTCTCGGAGAAGTGGCAGAAGGCGGTCCTCGACCTAGAGTCGCCGTTCGGGCAGCTCACCGCCGGCCACCTGATCGTGGTGAGCCGGATGCCGGTCGAGATCCAGGACCGGCTGCTCGAGGCCGACATCTTCTGGACCTGGAACCCGCGGGACCACCGCAAGAGGATGCCGGTGGTCCCGACAATCGACGGCCTCCGGCGGTGGGCGGAGCGCTACCAGCGGAACCTCAACACCGCCCCGTGGAAGTTGGCCGACGCCGACCTGGTGCCGGAGGCTGGACCGTGCACGACGTGCCCGAAGCGCTCCGGCGCCGCGCTCCTGCTGTGGGACGAGTCGGAGCTCGAGGATCATGGTCCCGATGGCCGGAAGCGGAAGAAGCCGGCCGACCACTGCCTCGACCCGGCGTGCTGGCAGACGAAGGTCGAGGCGCTGATCGACCGAGCGGCCGCGGAGGCGAAGTCGGAGTACGGCGAGGTCATCTTCGTCACGGACGGCTCCGGCTACGGCTCGGACCCGCCGGCGCGCTACCCGGGCGCGAAGCGGCGCTACAACCTGCTCGAGAGCAGCGGCCCGGCGGAGGGCTTCGTGCCGTGCATCGTGGTCGACGGCCACGACGCTGGCCGCTTCTTCTTCGGGAGGTCACAGGCGACCGGAAGTAGGCCGGACGAGCCGAAGGGGCCGACGCCGCTCAAGGAGCGCCGCAAGCAGCTCAAGCGCCGGCGGGAGCGCACGGCGATCGAGAACCTGTTCGCGCTGGTGCGGGGCGTCAAGGAGGTACCGGACCTCTCGACCGTCGCGCGGTTGGCTGCCTGCGTCGGCCTCGACGTCAAGGTGGATCGTCCCGCCGGCGGGCACGACGACTTCTGGCCGTGGAAGAGCGCCTACCACGACGACCTGCCGGCTGATCCCGTGCCGCTCGAGGAGTGGCGGGCGAAGGTGCCGGAGTCGGGCCATGTGACGTGGGCTCGCTTCGACATCCTCGACGACGACCGGACGGCCGCGGTGCTGTGGCGTTGGGTCCTGAACGTCTTCGCCGGCCGGCTGCAGTACGCGCCGAACTGGAACACGGGCCTCCAGTGGCTCGAGGTCACGCGCCTGGCGGAGATCGTCGACATCAACCCGGTACCGATCTGGGAGGCCGCCGTCGAGGGCCACCCGGAGCCGAAGTCGTGGGAGCGGTTGAACGAGGACGGCACGCCGAAGACGAAGGCGGAGCCGTCGAAGAAGAGGGCCGCGAGGGCCGAGCCGCCAGCGGGGACGGGTTCCGAGGCGACGCTGTTCTTGACCGACATCCAGGCCAAGACCGACATCCCGTACCCGACCCTGAGTCGGCTCTTCGAGGTCCACTCGGCGGAGATCCCGCACGAGATGAAGGGCCGGTACCGCTACTTCCCGGTCGAGGCGGTGGTCATCTTCCAGCGGCTCGCCGCAGACGCGAAGACGTCTACGGCAGCAACTCCACCCCCCACCCCCGAGCCGTCGAAACGTGCGCGTACGAAGCCGAAAGCCGCGGCGAAGGGCAAGAAGCGCCCGAAGGCGAAGAGGGCGACGAAGAGCGCCGCCGGAGATCCCGAATGAGCGATGCCCGCGAGTGCAACGCCTGTGGCGAACTGGCGCGGTTGCTCGACACGATCCACCTCACCGTCGAGGCGCCGTTCGAGAAGAAGTCGGCCACCGGCCTCGCCGGCGACGTCCTCTTCCGCACCTGGGAGGTCGACATCGACGCCGCCTGCCTCGACCGACCGCTGCGCGACGTTCTCGTGGCTGCCTGTATCGGCTTCGGCCTGCCGGCGAGCGAGGTCAAGGCCCCGGTCGAGGAAAAAGCCGGCCGAGGCGGCGCCGAAATGACGAACGTCGAAACCGACCGATTCGAGGCTGGCTACCGCGCCGGCCGCCGATCTCTTGCTGAAAGCCTACTCTCGCAACTGTCTCGGGCGCTTGATCCTCGCCAGCAAGACGCCATCGCCGTGCTGAGCGAACTGGAGTCGGCGCGCACGGCACTGCGTGACCTGGTCGACGAGCCGGACTGGCCGGCAGGCCTTCACCTTCAGGACGTGATCGAGAAGTACATCCGTCCGCTGATCCCCGAGGAGTGATCGATGGAGCGCATCCCTTTCACGCAGTACCTTCTCCCGGACGGCCGCACTCGGCCGACGGCCTTCGACGCGCCCGACGACGTCGCGGCGAGGGCGCGGGCCATCATCGCGGCTGGCCACCGCTTCGAGTGCGAGGTCTTGACCACCGGAGAGGTGAGCCTGACGATCCACGACGTCGAGAACGGCGAGGACCTGGCGATCGAAGTGGTGCCGAACGGCCCCGAAGTGCCTGAGGCGGTCGTTCGGTTGGTGGAGTCCTTCGATGCCTGACGACGTGACGATCGCCCCGGGCACCCGCTGGGTGGAGATCAAGACCCGGGCCTGGGTCACCGTGGAGGCGATCGCCGGCCACCGGGGCGATCTGGTGGAGTACCGGCGGGACCGCAGCACGGGCGTCTCAGGGCGGCGCCAGCGGGTGGCGGTTCTCGACGAGCACTTCCTCGAGCGGTTCGAGCCGAGGGACTGAGCGCAGGGAGGGAAGCTCTGACGCAACCAAACACGACAACGAAACACCTCACGGAGGCAAGAGGATCATGGGAACCACCTTTCACCAGCAGAAACGGGCAGCGCTGCGGAGCTGGCCGCCGCCCGGAATCGACAAGGGCATCCGCGCGGCCTGCGAGCGGATCAACGCCTTCCGCGGCGTCTGCACGACGCAGAGCTGCGCCGGGCACGTCGAGCCGATCGAGCTGCATGGCCGCCTCTGGCTCCACCTCAACGCCGAGCTACGCTCCCGGCATGACGACCTCGCCCGCGACCTACTGGCGGCCGGCGCGGGGGTCGAGCAGGCGGGGATGCTCTACGATCGCGAGCCGTGGCCGACGTTCGAGGTGATCTTCGCGCCGTTGCGCGGGAGGGACGTGGGCGCGGCGGTGTGCGCCTGGCTGACGCTGCGCGGGCTGGGGCTGGAGCCAAGCGCCGCCAGAGACAGGGACCGCGTCGAGGCCGCTGTCGGCGTCTGGAGCGACCTTGCCGCTGAGGCTCTCGACGAAGCCAAGCGCATGGTCCCCGCCTCGGCCGATGGGAGCGTCAAGCCTCCGGTGATGCGTCCGGCTGCGGCGGGGACCGGCTTCCCTGGGGCGGGTCCGCGACTTTATGGCGCGCTCCCCCACCCGCCTGCTCGCCGATGGGCCATGTTCCCGGTCGGGAAGATCGAGGACCTCCAGAGAGGGGACATCGTTCGGGGCGCGGGCGGCGACTCCTATGTGGTCGACCGTAGAGACGGGGTCCGCGCGATCGGCATCCGCACCGTCGCGATCACCAACCCCAGCGAGTGGAAGGTGAGGCGCCCGGTCGAGGCGGAGGCCGCCGGTGTCCCGGGCGCCGACTTGATCAAGGAGATGCACCGGGACATCGTCAAGCTGCGCGTCGCCGAGCAGACTGCCCACCTCCGCATGCTGGCCGCGGTCGAAGACGAGGTCGCCACCCTGAACGGCCCCGAGGCCGCCGGGCCGATCGATCGCATGATCCTGCTTACCAGGCGCGGCAGCGGATCGTGGCTGATCACCGAAGGCTACCGCGTCGGCGGATGGCTGGCGCTCGACGAAGCGGTGGCGACCGTCGCCGCGGTGATGATGGACGACGGCGACCGCCGCGGGCTGGCGAAGAGGATGGAGACGGTCGAAGAGCAGCGCGCGGACCGCGACAGGTGGCGCTCGCCGGCCGTCGAGGCGAGCGGCGAGGTCGAGGAGGTGGTCGACGCCGAGTACGCGGAACAGCAGTTGGATGGTGTGGCAGTGCGACAGCGACTAGAGGCGGCGCTTGCGAAACTGGCGGGACTCGACGATGGTCCCGACGGCCAGATCACGCTGGCCCGTGCGTACATTCTCCAGGCCATTACCGGTTGCTCGTCTCCACCGTGGAAGTTCAAGCTCCTGAACGACTACCACAAGATCTTCAAGTCCCTGTTGGACGAGCTCAAGATCGAACTCGGCATGCCGGAGGCGGGGACAGAGGTGCTGCGTCGCATCCGGCTGATGCGGGAGGCTTGCGCGGAGCTGCGGCGGTGGTACTACGCGAACGGCGGCGAGTACATCGCCTGCGTCACGCCTCCCCACCGAAACAAGGTCGCGCCGACCAACGAGAAGGTGCTGGCGCTCTACCGCGCGTGGGATGCCATCGCCGCCGCGGGGAGGGGGTGACCGATGCCGGACGACCTGATGGCCGCAGAGGAGAGGACCTTCGCAGGCTATTGCCCGCACGACGAGCCGGTCTACTCCCGCCCCGGCAAGCCGGGAGAGTTCGACACCGAGTGCTTCCGCTGCCCGGCTGACGCAGCGTTTCGCCCGCCACTGGAGCTCGAGTCGACGATTGAAAGGGGGGAGCGTTTGGTTCGCGAGTTCGCCGCGGCCGAAGCAATCCGCAAGGAGGCCCTTGCGCGCCGGGACGACCGCGACCGGGTCGCGGCTCAGGCGTTGCTCGAGCAGAGCCTCGAGCGCGTCATCCGCGAGTGGGAGGAGGAGGACCCCGCCGGCCGGCGCGTCGAGCGCGTCTCGGTCCTCGGCCTGCCTGAAGGTGGCGGCCCGATCGTCGAGGTAGTGTTCCTGCCGGAGGACGACTGATGCCGGCCACCGATTCGATCCCCGCTGAGCTGCATTGCCGCTACCACGGCCTCCCCGTCGTCCTGACCGAGTTCGCCGGAAAGAAGATCGAGCACCGCCGGCGGCGATCCTGGACGGAGCGGCTCTTCGCTCGCCCGTGGCAGCCGCACGTCGCCGAGAAGGTCTGGTCGACCTGGGAGCCCACGGGCGCGGCCTACATCGTTGAGGGGCGGCTGCACATCCACCCGGCGGACTGGGACCTGGTGCGCCGGCAGCTCGATCGCGCAGGTGCGCCCCGATGAGGCGCCAGTTCGGCCCCTGGCGCAAGGTCACCCGCGCCGTTCCGATGCAGGGCGGCGGGTTCGGTATCCTGTCGAACAGAGGGCACACCAGGAAGTTCTGGTACCTCGACCTCGACTGCGGGCACGTCGTTCAACGCCCGCGTCCCCGGGCCGCCGTGGCCCCAGGCAAGGCCCGCTGTGAGGAGTGCGATCGAAAGGAGCGTGACGGATGAAAGCCACCTTCCGGTACCTGCTTCGCCTCGTCGGCCGCTTCGCCGCCGCCTGGGACCGCCGGCGCGCCCCGGACGCTCCTCCGCTGACCACGTGGACCGCCGACTTTGAGCGGCCGCGGGTGCTCCACTGCCGTTGCGGCGAGGTGGCCGCCGATGACGAGATCGATCTGTGCCACCGCTGCCGGGCTCGTCAGGAACGAGACGCCGCCGAGCTCGAGGCGCACAAGGAGGAGCGGCGTCGCCGGCGACGAGAAGCCAAGGTCCGGCGGGACAACGCGCCGGTCCTCCGGATGAGGAAGACGGGGTGAAGCGCCTGCCTCCCAAGGCCCCGGTCGCCTTCCGCGCACTCGAGGCGCCCGAGGAACAGCGGGTCTTCAAGGTCGGGCTCCGGGTCGGCGCTGACGTCCTGTCGGCCTGGGCGTCACGGCTGGCGATCGCTCCCGCCGACCAGCTCGACCACGTTCCGAGCCTCCGGAACCTGACGCTGGTGGAGTTGCTCGCTTCGATGTACTTGAACGGCGTGCGGGACTGCGCCGAGGTCGCGGCGAAGCGCGGGCTCTTGAACGGGAGGGCGGGTTGACCGCCCCGACCAGCTTCATCCACCCCGCCCCGGTCGGTTGCCGCCGCTGCGGCACGATCCTCCAGGCGAGCTACGCGGCCGAGGCGGAGTTCTGCTGCCCGACCTGCGGTGAGCCTGCCTGCTACACCTGCGGCTGCACGGAGACAAGGGCCTGCAGTGCCTCCATCCCGAACCTCGCCGGCAGCCGCACAGCCACGATGCACTGCGGGTGGGTGGCGCCGGGGCTCTGCTCGTTCTGCGGCGGCCGCGCCGCCTACGAGATGTACATGGCGGCGACGGGTCGCCCCGCGGTCGATCGCTTCTACCTCGGCCTGGCGCCGAGCGCCTTCGCGGTGCGCGGCCTTGGCGCCGGGCTCGACCAACTGCACCGCCTCGAGGCGAGGAGTGGAATCGATGGGGCGTAACCTATGGCGCCGACCTGGCGAGGTGGTCGCTCAGGTCCTCCCGAACGGCCTGCTGTTCGTGACGAAGCGCGGCCGGCAACTCCCGAAGTACCAGGGTCCCGTGGTGGACGCGCTTCCTCGCCTGCTGACCGCTTTCTGGCAAGGGCAGGATGGGCTCGACCAGGTTGGCCGCCTCACGATCGAAAAGCCGACGCATCTCGTAGCGGAGACGTCCGACCTCTGCCCGCCCACACCGTTGGGGTTCCTGTGGCGCTGCCGGCGACCTCACCGGAAGCCTTTGCCGTGACGAGCCCCATCCTCGCCGTCGAGCTCGAGGACACGCTCGCCGTCCACGACGGCGGCTACCTGTTCGACCTCGCCAACTGGTCGCCGAGGCCGGGGGCTCGCGACTTCCTGGCTCGCGCCACACCGTTCTTCGAGGTCCACGTGCTCTCGAGTCGTAGGGCATGGGCCTCCAGCTTCGACGACCAAGGTCTGGCCCGCTGGTGCCGGCAGCACTTTGGCGCGGTCGCCGATGAACTGTGCTACCCGGGCCACCTCCCTCCGGCCGCGGCGGTGATCGTGAGCGCTCGAGCGGTACGGTTCCGGGCGAGCGAGGGCTTCCCGGATCCGCGGCTGTTGATCGAGGAGACGGTGCGGCGATGAGCGACGACGTCCAGCGCATCCCCGAGGAGCCCTACCTCGAGCGAGTGCGACGGCTCGTCGAGGAGCAGTACCTCGACCACCCCACCGGCTGCGGCAGCAGCTTCGGCGAGATCCTCTGCCACGAGATCCACACGCAGGGCCTCACCTTCGTTTGGCTGGCCGAGAAGTGGGGGATCAGCCTCGCCATGCTTGGGGAGCTGATCGCCGATCACTGCCGCCGCCTGGGCGCGCTGCCGGTGGTGGACCACTCGTACCGTCCTTGACTTGCGCCCGGTGGGGTCACCGGCCATAATGGCGCCGGCGTCGCGCTGCAAGCGGACGGGGATCGTCTAACTGGCCTAGGACGCCGGCGTCTCACGTCGGTAATGGGGGTTCGAATCCCCCTCCCCGGACCACCTCGCACTGCCAGGAGCGTGACAGCCGGTTCGAATGGCTGACTCAATCTTCCTCGGTGTCACGACCGCGCCGGCGCGAGACTTCGTCGCGCGGTGCATCCGCTCGAGGACCTGGAGCCGGATCTACTTTCCTTGCGCTGGCCGCTTCGGGATGGTCGCCGCCTACCTCCGATCAGGGGGCGTTGGCGCGAACGTCGAAGCGTCCGACATCGGCCTGTTCTCGACCGTCATCGGGTCGCTTGCAAGCGGCCGTCCGCTCGCCGAGCTCGGCATCCGCTTCGAGACGACGGTGCCGGATCCGCCGCGGCTCGAGGATGATCTCGACCTGGCGGCGCAGGTGATGCTGGCGCTCAAGCTCGGTCAGCTCCGGCCCAGCTCCCAGCATGGCATCAACCATCGCCGGCAGCTCTGCGCGGACTGGCCTCGTCAACACCAGGTAGTGCGGGACCAGGTGGAACAACTGGTCGGCTCGATCGCCGGGAGTAGCTACGCGGTGCGCGACCTGTGGGACGTGGTCGAGGAGGCAGCCGAGGATCCTGACGCCTGCCTGGCGGTCAACGTGCCGACCTACTCGGGCGGCTACCGCCGCATGTTCGCAGGCAGCGGGATCGCCTGGGACGAGCCCAGCATCCCGGAGTTCGACCCCAAGACGTACGAGCGCCTGATCGAGCGCCTGGACACAGCGAAGTGCGCGGCGCTCGTCTACTGCCAGCGGGAGACGACGGCCATCCCAGAAAGCTGGAAGGTGCTGTTCGCCCAGCCCTATAGCACCGAGCGGATCGACACCGTCGTCGCCAACCGCGATCTCGGCGTCGACCCGTACGCCGTGCCGGAGAACAAGGCCGTCACGACGCGGCGCTTCCCGATCTACAACGAGGAGGAGATCGCCTCTGAGACGCGGGTTTCGTTCGTCCGGGTCGACGCCGAGACGTGCCTCTACTACCGTGACCTCTTCGTCCACAAGCTGGGCGTGACGCGGGGAGAGAGCTACTTCTTGATGCTCCTCGACGGGCGGGTCGTGACGGCCTCGGGCTCAACACGCAATTCCTCCGCCGGTTTCAGAGCGACTACGTCTATGAGGTCTTCGGGATCTCGAAGTCGAGCGAGCGCTACATGCGGCTGGGAAAGCTCTTCATGCTGCTGCTGACCTCGATGGACATGAGACGCTACCTGGAGGCCGAGTTCAGCTTCGGAGTCCGCCAGCCGCTCGGGATTCAGACGACGTCGATCACGACCTTCGCCGAAGGGAAGACCGACCGAGGGGTCATGAAGCTGGTCCACCGCGAGGACCTGCCGAGTGGCCGGTTCCGAGTCGTCTACCGCGCGGACTTCCGAGACGACACCTGGCCGGACGTCGTCAAGCTGTGGCTCAACAAGTACGGCAGCAAGAGGCGGCACAAGCACCGCGAACCGGAGGCGAGAGCAGACGCATGACCAAGGCATTAAAGACGACCGAGGCGCCAGCCGAGACGACCAAGCTCTTCCCGTTCACCGGGAGCCTGCCGGAGGGTGTCGAGAGGATGCTCGACCTCGGCCAGGGGCTCGAGGTGTGGAAGGTGCCGGCCGCCGTGCTGCGCGAGCAGGACATCAACGCCCAGACCCAGCCGCGGGCGATGTTCGACCGGCTCACCACCACCATCAAGAAGGGCGGGCGGCTCGAGTCGCTGCCGCTGTGCGCGGCCGTCGAGCACATGATCAAGCGCACCCCGAAGGGTGAGCCCGAGCCGGTGATCATCCCGGAGATCGTCTCGGGTCACCACCGGGTCCGCGCCGGCATGGCCGCCGGGCTTAGCGAGTTCTTCTGCCTGGTCGACACGAGCGGGCTGTCCCGCGATGAGATCCGCGCCAAGCAGCTCGCCCACAACGCCATCCACGGGACCTCGGATCCGGACCTGCTCAAGCGCATCTACGAGCAGATCCGTGATGCGGAAGCGCGGCTCGAGGCTTTCGTCCCCTCCAACCTGGTGACCAAGATCCCCACCGTCACCGTGCCGGACATCGCTGTCTCGGTCCAGTTTCAGCGCGTGCTCGTCATGTTCCTCCCGATCGAGCGCGACGTCTTCGAGCGCGCCGCCCAGGCTTGCGCTGGTCACGATGCCGTCTATGTCGCCGACCAGGAGAGGTTCGAGGACTTCCGCAAGCTCGCGCTTCGCGTGTCGGCCGACCTTGACATCCGGTCGATGGGGACGATCCTCGCCACGATGGGCGAGATCGTCCTCCGGGAGCTCGGCGAAGAGCCGGACACGCGCACGATGCTGCCGCTGCGCGACGTCCTTCGGGCGAGCTTCCTCGCCGCCGCTGACGGTGAGGCGCTGGGCGCCGCCCTCGATCGACTCCGGAAGGGCACCAAGCTCTCGAGGCTGGAAGCGCTCGCGGCGTGGGCGCACGGAGCGTGAGCGTGGCGTCTTCTCGGAGATCTCTCGGCGAAGGCAACCCCTGGGACCGGCGGCCCGGTGAGCCGCCGAAGGCTTGGTCTGCCTTCCAGGTTTACAGGGACCTTGGCAGCTTCGAGCGGTCGTTCAGTCGCGCGGTGACGGCGCTGGGCCGGACTGTCGGCTACAGGCGCGTCCTCGAGGAATGGTCAGTGCGGTGGTCCTGGGTCGAAAGGTCGCAGGCGTGGGACGCGCACCAGGACGAGCTCCGGCAGCGCAAGCTGAACGAGGAGGTCGAGCAGATGGCGGAGCGGCACGCCCGGACCGCGCAGCAGATGCTCGAGATCGCCGACCTGAAGCTCCAGGCCGTGATGCGCGGGATCAGCGTCAGCCTGCAGGAAGGTGGCGACAGCTTCGACGTGCCGGGCCTGACGCTGACCACCCTGCCGACGCTCGTCAAGATCGCCGCCGAGCTCGAGCGGCTGTCCCGCGGTGAGAGCACAGCCGTCACCGAGCTTCGCCCCGGCGATCGCCTGATGCTCCCGAGTGCCCTGCCGGAGGGTGTCTTCCACCAGGTGGTCGAGGCTCTCGCCGCGCAGAAGGCCATGCCCGGGACGCGAGACCGGGACCCCATGGCCGACGCAAAGCCGTGACGTGTCGTTCGACTACACCGACTTCCAGCGGCTGGTGCACGCCGTGCCGGAGGAGGTCAACCGCGCGCTGGTGGGCGGCCGCGGCGGTGGCAAGAGCGTAGGGCTCGCCCAAGGCATCGGGATCAGGGCGGAGCGGTACCAGGAGCGGGCCCGGATCCTCTACCTGCGCCAGGGGCCGTACAAGTCGCTCTCGGACATCACCGAGACGCTGGCGTCGGTCTTCGATCAGTTCTGGGGGCCGAAGCGCCACAGCCTGAACAGAAGCTCGATGCGCTGGTCGCTGCCGACCGGCTCCTACTTCGAGCTCGGCATCCTTCCGGACGGAGAGGAGGGTCGGCGATATTACGAAAGAGCGTACCAGGGGCGGTCTTTCTCCGATGTCACCGTCGACGAATCTCAGCAGTTCAGCCAGCCCACCGTGCTCGACCTTCTGACCTCGAACCTGCGGGGGTCGATCCCGACGCGGATGACGATCGCGGCCAACCCCGGCGGCATCGGCCACCAGTGGCTGGTCCGCCGGCACGTCAACGCGGCCGAGCCGTGGGCGTTCTACGACATCGAGACGGAGGTCACGCTCGGCCAGGCGAAGAGGAAGTTCACGAAGCGCTGGATCAACTGCCCGTCGACCTACCACGACAACCCGCACAACGGCCCGGACTACCTCTCGAACCTCGCGATGTCGTCCGGTAACGATCTGGACCTGCTGCGCGCCTGGCTGACGGGTGACTGGAACATCAGCCGCGGCGCGTACTTCGCGGACGTCCTCGCCAACCCGAAGATCCGGATCGCGTGGCCGGACCCGTCCGAATGGGCGGGCTGGTCGGCGGATGGCTGGTCGTTCTGGCTCGCCTTCGACCACGGCTCGGCGGCGCCGAGCGTCTGCTACGTGATGGCGAAGAGCCCGGGGAGCCTGGGACCCGACGGCCGCTACTACCCGCACGGCTCGCTCCTCATGCTCGACGAGTGGGCCTGCTACCGGGAGAACGATCTGAGCTCCGCCTTCGGCTGGCACGTCGGCACGATCTCCGGCCACGTCCGGGCGCTGGCCGAGCGCTGGCGGCTGCCGGCCTGGGGTTTCGCCGACGACGCCTGCTTCGCGGATGCTGGGCACGAGGACGGCACGATCGCGGACGAGTACGCGGAGCACGGCGTCACCTGGGAGCCGGCGCACAAGGGCACCCGCGCGTCGCGGATGCTGACGATCAAGCGCATGATGGCCGACGCCGGCAACTTCGAGAAGCCGGGGCTCTACGTCTCCAACCGCTGCTGGTACTGGTGGAACACGGTGCCGTTCCTCGTCTACGATCCGAACAACCGCGAGGTGCCGAAGAAGTGCTCGACCGACCACGGCCTGGATGCGGCGAGCTACGGCCTGAGCGGTGACGCGGCTCGAGGCGGGGTGACGGAAAACATCGCCTGAAATCTCGCCGCGGTTGCGTTCTGACGCCGCCCCGTGGACAATCAGGTCGCCGAGGGAAACGACCGGGAGGGTTGATGGCCCATAGGACCAAGGATCTGACGATCGAGACCCCGTCGGCAGAGTGGGCAGCCATGGAGGAGTACCGCGACCTGCCGCGCGACCTCCGCGGGGGCCTGATCCGCATCCAGTCGCTCACCAAGAAGCACCTGTGGCGGGCGGCCCGCGAGCGCGACCACGACTACCAGCGCCGCCTGATGGCGCTCCAGTTCGACCCCTTCTATTGGAGCGCTATGGAGCACCTCGGCGGTCAGCCATTCACTCGCCAGGTTGGGTTGAGCGACGACGTCCCCGCCGAGCTCCGACCGGACGGGGCGTGGGCGGACGACATCGACGGCCAGGGCCGCGACCTCCGACAAGTCATCCGCGGCACCTGCATCGAGTCGGCAGGCCTTGGGCTCGTCTACCTCCTGCCGATGTGGAGCGAGGTCGACGAGCGGCCGTACGTCCACGTCCTCAGCGCTCACGACGTGCTCGATCCCTGGGAGGAGGGAGGCGCCGTACGGCTGCGCATGACCCACCCGGTGCGAACGCCGGGCCGCCCGTGGGAGAAACGGAACGAGGGCCAGATCTGGGTCCTCTACGATGGCGAGCCGACCGCCAGCGGTGATGAGCAGTGGGCCCGCTGGGAGGTCTTCGAGCGCGAGGACCCGACGAACCCGAAGAGCCCGTTCCGCGCCTCGCCGACCGAGGAGCTCAGCGGCCCCTTCCGCTACCAGCCGTGGATCCCGCTCTACCCCCTCTACACCGGCAACGGCGGCTGCCAGGAGGCACTGCCATGGGTGGCCTTCCCGCCGCTCTACGAGGTGGCCGCCGCGAACCGGGTCTACATGAACAAGCGTTCGGACCTCGACTTCGGCCTGCACGTCTCGAACATCCCTCAGCGCTGCGCCGCCGGGATCAGCGAAGCGGAGGTGGCGAAGATCGACAAGACCTCCTACAAGGGCATGTGGTGGACGAAGAACCACCAGGGGAAGTTCTACTACCTCGAGCACAGCGGCGCCGCGTTCGAGCTTTCGCTCAGGGATCTTGAGGGGCTCGAGCGGCGGATCGAGGTCTGGGGCCTCCAGCCGATGCTCAGCGAGCACCAGGGCAACGTCACCGCCACCGGCCGGATGATCGACCTGAGCCGCGCCACCACTACCGCGCAGGCATGGACGCTGGGCTGGGAGGACGTCTGGACGCAGGTCTGCCACGCGCTCGCCCGGTACGTCCGGAAGCCCGACCGCTTCGAGCTCACGTTCTTCACCGCCTTCGGCCCCGCGCCTCACGATCTCGAACGTGCGAAGATCATCCAGCAGGATTACCTGCAAGGCGATTTGGAGCCGGAGGCGTACTATCCCGAGATGCAGAAGCTGGGGGTCTACTCCGAGAGCTTCGACGTCCAGGCCGCGGTGGCCGCCGCAAAGAAGCGGCGCGACCAGGACATGAAGCGCCTGGCGACGATGCCGGTGCCGGGCGGGGGTAGGATCTCACCGAAGCCGCCGGAAGCGGAGGATCAACCCGATCTCACGCTGAGCGCGGCCTGACCGCAGAGGAGCGCAGCGACATGAGCGACGACGAGAAGAAGGCAACCCCGATCCGCGGGGGCGAGTTGGACCTCGATCCCGACTACCACGCCGGCAAGCTGGCTCGTCGCGACGAGCTCGAGGCGCTCGACAAACGCCTCGACGACCTCGCTGCCACGCTGGGTGGCCGCGTCGACGACATCGAATCGCGCGCTGAGCTTGGCGCCCGCCTCGAGGCGCTCGAGCAGCGGCTGACGTTTGTCGAGGGCGCGCTCGAGGGGCTGCGCGATGGCGCGGCGGGTGAAGGGGGTCCCTGATGGCCGACAAGCTCCTGCGCGCCGGCGACCTCAACCTGCGAGGGCCGCGTCCCGCCGCTGTCCCGCCCCCTCGATCCCGCGACGGCCGGCGGCGTTCGGCCACCACGCCGGCAGTCCACGCCCCCTTCACCGGCGCCAAGGAGGTCACCGTGCGCCGCGTCACCGGTGGTGACGTCGTCCACGCCCACAAGGAAGGCCCCCCCGGCGGTCCGTACGAGCACGCGGAGATCATCGCCACCACCCCCGCCGACCGTGATCGCCTGGTCGACGAGTTCCTGGGAGAGGGCTGATGTCGGCCTACCGGGAGGTGCAGCTCCTCAGCGCCGAGGGCGTTGAGGCCGCGGGGGTTGGCTCCCAGGTCGACAGCGCCGAGGGATCGGGCCGCTACGTGCCGGGCTCCCTCGAGGCTCGGTTGTGCCTCGACGTCTCGGCTGCCACCGCCGGCGATCGGACTTTGGACGTCGAGGTCTACGGTGTGGTGGGCGGCGCCGAGTTCCTGATCCACACCTTCGAGCAGGTCGCCGCCGAGGCCACCAGCCAGCAGTCCGTGGTGGTCCACGCGGTGCCCGCCCGGCTGGTGGTCCGCTACACCCTGCCGGCCGGCACCGGCGGCGACTTCGACTTCGCGGTCCACGTTGTCCGTGGCTGATCGGCCGCTGCTCGCCTGCGCGTTCTGGCGCGTCGCCGCGGGGGTGGCGCTGTGCTCCGGCGCTGCAGCGGCGGCTCAGGAGTCCACCCCCGCCGACGGGCGCCCCTTCGCCGGAGATGCCATCCCGCCGGTCGTGATTGAGCTCGACTTCGAGCTCGCGGCGGAGGGCACCGAGCCGCCGGAGGAGGAGGCGAAGGAAGCCCCCGAGGCCCCGCCGCTCGAGGCGGAGCGCACCCCCGGCCGTCTGGTCGCCGCCGGCTGGTGCGCTGTGCGGTCCGGATCCGCGGCCGAGGGCGACGAGCCGGGCTGTGACGTCGGCTTCGGGGCGTCGTTCTGGACGCACCCGGTCGGCGGCCGCGGCTGGCTGTCGGTCGTCGTTCTCGTTGGCGCCGAGTCGTTTGCGGTCGGGGGCGCCTGGACCGTGTTGGTCGTCGACCGCCCTGTGTCTGTGGGCGTCGGCGTGATGCTGCCGCACGGCGGCGGCGTTGGGATCTACCTCGACGGCACGACGCTCGCCGTTGGGGCAACGTTCGGAATTGGAGGCCAATCGTGAGAAAGGGTTTGGACCGGATCGGAAAAGCGCTGTTGGTGTTCCTCGAACTGCGGGTGTTCCTCCCCTCGCCGTTCTGGCGGTGGCCGTCAGCGTGGGGGGTGGCCTGGCGCGCGGTAGCGGCCGCCAGCGTCCTCCTCGCCCTCCCCGCTGCGATTCTCTGGGCCGGCGGCGGGGAGGACTGCCCACCGGAGCACGTCAGCGTTCCGGTGGTCGTCCCCGGGAACGCCGGGGCGACGGTTGGGTGCGTGCCGCTGGCGGCCCTCCGGGACGTCTGCAACCCGCCGCGGGTCGTTGCCGCATCGGCCGAGTCGGCTGACCCGGTCGACTGCCCGGTCGCCTGCAAGCTGGGCCTCGTGAACCTGATCGAGGCGATCGCCGCGCTTCGGTCCCGCGTCGACGAGCACGAGCTCCGCTTTCACCCCGGACTACCGAGCACAGGTCGGACTGACACCGTGCTCTTCGAGCCCGCCCTTCTGGAGACGCCATGAACCGACACCGCCTCACAGTCCTCGCCCTCGCCACGCTTCTCGCCTTCGCCACCGGCCTGTCCGGCGGCTGTGCGTCCGGAGCCGCCGTCGTCGTTCCTGTCGACGCCAAGGTCTACCAGGACACCACGGAGGAGCGTGCGGCCTGGTACGCCGGCTGCGAATGGTGCCGTCGCCACCCACAGATGTTCCGACCGTCGACCCTCCCCGGCGGCAGCCGTCCTGGCTACCGTCCCGGGCCGTCAGCGAGTTGGCTGTTGGCGAACGGGTACACCCACAAGCGGCAGACGACCGCCGTCGGCCCTCGCTTCGTTGCCGTGGCGGCGGAGCTGTGCACTCGGCAAACGACCCCCGTATTCAGCGACGAGTGGGGCGTCACGATGATCGACGCGCGCATCCAGGGGTTGACGTGCGCGGGGGTCTACTGGGGCCCCCAGGGGCGTTATTGCAGCGCTAGCTACTCCGAACAGGGTTGCTCTGCCGCCGAGGTAGAGAGGGGCGCGCCGTGAGCCTGGTGTCCGCTACCGCTCTTCCGCGGGTCGAGGATGCGGAGCGGGTGATCGCCGAACTGCTCGACCAGGTCCACCCCCGCTGGCGCCAGCAGCCGGTCGCCTACGGCCCGGTGGGCGCGGCGGTCGCGTTCCTCGGGGGCGAGCGCCCGCCGCCGCGGGAGGCAGACGCCGAGCTGCGCACGGCAGCCGGGCTCTCCATCCTCGACCTCGAGCGCGTACCGGGATCGCTCGCTCATGCCGCCGCGGAGCGGCTGCGCGTCGCCATCGCGCGGGCGGCGCCGGCAGCGGTGGACGAAGAGACGATCGCAAGAACCGGAGGGTCGGAGTGACGGGTGCGTATGCGGGCGCCGAGCGGCTACGGGAAGAGGACATGCGACGCGTGGCGCTGACGAGCAAGAAGGCCAGAGAGCTGATCGCCAGTGGAAAGGCTAGGGAGCTTCGCGATCCGGTACTGGTCGACCACCTCGGGGCGATCAGCTACCGAGGGTGGAAGCTCTACGAGCGCCCCGGTAGGAACCCCCCGCGGTGGACCGCCACCCTGGGTGGGCGCTGCGTATCAGCCTCGGAGCTCGAGGTTCTGCTGGCGAGGGTCGACGAGCGGGAGGGGTTGGGGCGGCCGGGGACGGCGATCGGCGGCGGCGGCGACGAGGAGGTGGTGAGTCCATGAGAACCTTCCCCCAGCCCGCCCTCGACTCGCTGGTCCTGCCGAAGAGCGAGGGCGGGGTCCACCACCCGCCCCGCGCCATGATGGCGTGGGCGCACGAAGGGCGATTCCTCGACCAGCCATACCGCGAGCAACCTGAGGACTCCGGCACCACGAACCATCGAATCCAGCGCTGCGCCGGCTGGATCGTGCACACCCGCGGCCGCGACCCTCGATACGTCGGGTGGTGGATCGACCAGATGGGCCGGTGGCGCCGGGAAGGCGAGCAGCTCGGTGAGCAGGACACCGACACGTACGACGCGCACTACATCGGCGCCCTCGTTCAGGTGGCCGCGCTGGCGCTGGCGGAGGGCCTCGAGCAACTCTACGCCGCCACCGCGGCCGCGCTCGCGCGGTGGGTCAGCCTTCGCCTGCTCATCACCGACCCGCGTACCCTCCGGTCGGCGGGGCCGGGCCGCCGCTGTGGCGACCCCTTCGGCCGGTCGCTCAAGCGCGACATCGGGGTGTGCCAGCTCACCAGGGCGGCGGTACCGCGCGGCTGGCGCTGGCCGGTCACCGACGTGGCGATGATGGAGCCGCACCTGGTGGCGTCGCTGGCGCCGGCGCTGCCCCGCCTCTCGCGCAAGGTTGGCGCACTGCCCGTGCTGGAGGACCGGATGATCGTCCAGCCCCACGCGAACGGCTACGCCGCGACGACGCCGGTGAGCACCATGAGGTCGGGCCGCGGCGGGTCGATCCTGTGGGGGGTCAGCCACGTCTACGGCAGCGACGAGGACCACTCCTACGCCGGGGTCGGCTGGCGCGATCTCGGCCTGCCCTACGATGCCAAGGAGGCGGCCGGCATCCCCAGGATCGGGATACCGCCCAACCCGCGACGGCCCTTCGCTCGCCAGATGGGCGGCGGCCCGATGCCGATGCCGCTGCCGGGCCTGCCGGGGATCGGCGAACCGGTTGGCGCGCCCGTCGTGGTCGAGTCGGCCAGCGGCGGCGGTGGCGAGCAGCCCGCCCCGCCGCCACCGAAACCGCAGCCGAAGCCGCCGAAGCCCTCAGCGCCCGCGCGCGGCCGCTGGTCGGTTGCGGCGGGTGCGGCCTTCCGTCTCGCCCTGGCGGACGCGCGTCCCAACCAGCCGCTCATCAGGGCGCCCGGGGCCGAGTTGACGATCACGCTGCGCGATACCCGCACCAAGGAGCCGCGGGGAGTCGTCGCGCGAGCGGTCGCCGATCCCAAGGGCGGGCCGCTGGTCGTCGCTGGCGCCGGCTCTCAGCGCTGGCTGCTCGACACCGTCGACACGGAGAGCGACCAGCCGGCGACACTGGTCGTCCAGTCGCAAGGAGACGAACGGCCGCTGATCTTCATCCGGCAGCACACGTAGGACCAACCCGAGAGGAGCATGAGCATGAGCGAAGCGAGCACGACACCAGGCCAGGCCGTCTCGCACGGCCGCATCGTCGAGTACACCTTCAGCGCAGGCGACGCACCTCCGGGCGCTGCGGAAGGCGATCGCCGGGCGGCGGTGATCGTCCGGGTCTGGTCGCCGGAGGCCGCCGGCAACGGCTGCGCGAACCTGCTGGTCTTCCTCGACGGCGAGAACGACGTGCCGGTCCCGCCAGGGGCGCCCTCCCAGGACGCGGCCGGCCAGATCGCTGCGGCGATGGCCTGGATGACGAGCCGGACCTTCGACCCGGACGGCGCTCCCGGCACCTGGCGCTGGCCGACGCGAGTGTAGTAACCTCGCCGCCTCATCGGTTCCTCCAGCGGGCTGGGTCGGCCGATTCGCTCCCGGTCGACCCCGCCCCGGTTCTTTCCGCCCCGACGCTCGGTGGCGCAGCGGTCAGCGCGGCGGGTCCATAGCCCGCAGGTCGTGGGTTCGAATCCCACCCGAGCAACCAACCTTCTGAGGGTGTGCCAGGTGAAGGACGTCCAGGTCGAAGACCTACAGCTCGTCGAGATCGTCTGGGTCGACAGCCACTCGCCGAACACCAGCGGATGGGTGGACCTCGAGGACATCGAGGGGCTCGGCAGCCGCCTCGAGGTGCGCAGCGCCGGCTACGTGATCGACCAGGAGACGAACGAGCACGCCGTCACGGTGGCCTCCCACGTCAGCCAGGTCTTCAACGGCCACCCAGGCTCGCTCTTTGGGGTGATGACGATCCCCCGCGTCGCCATCGTCTCGATGCGCGAGATCAAGCCCGCGCGGAAGAACCGGCGGAGAAGCGGTGAATAAGCTGCGGAGGCCCCTGGCGTCTCAATGCGGAAATCCTAAGGAACGTTTCCCGTGAAACCTGTGGAAGTTCTGGTGGTCGTCGACATGCAGAACACCTACGCTGCGGCGCGGAGCGGCGAGCTGATCTCCGCGATCGAGCAGGCCGCGGCGCAGGTCGTCGAACGTGGTGGCCGGATCATCGAGCTTGCCTACGACGACGGCGGCTCTTCGACGGTGCGGCTGCCGCCCGGAACGCCACGCCTCCAGAAGGCGCACGACGACGGGTCCGAGGTAGTGGTCGCCTGGCTTGAGGGCGCCGGCGTGGTGCCGGAGGTAGTGCGCGTCGTCGGCGTCAACTTCACCGCGTGCGTGATGGTGACAGCGGTCGCTCTGGCCGACCGACTCCGCGGCATCCACGCGCCAGGCATTGGACCGCTGGTCCAGGTGGTGGCAGACCACTGCGCCGACAACACGACCCACAACTTTCGGGTCGTCGCGCACTGGCCGCAACGGTGATGACCGCGCTGCTGTCCCCCCTCTACCACTGGAGCCCGCGGCGCCACCGCGTCTCGATCCTCGAGCACGGGCTCCGCACTATGCAGCCATGGCGCAGCACGGAGACGAACCCGGACGGCTCCGAAGTGCGGTTCCCGTGGATCTGCTGCTCGCCGTCGCCTTCGTCCGCGCTGGGCCTGGTGCTCGACCTCGAGGCTGAGGAGGACGGCTGGGATCTCTGGCAGGTGGACCTGCGTGACGGGGACCGCATCGAGATCCGCAGCGACTTCGGCCCGCGGGTGCGGGAGGTTCGGGTGCTGCACGGCCTGCCGGCCGACCGGGTATTCTGGTGCGGATGGCGCGACACGGATGGGCCGCACTGAGGCAGAACCCGCGACAGTTTGATATACTCCTCCTACCCCCCCCCAAACCCCCAAACCCCCGAGAGGAGGGCGTCCCGCACGATGCCACAGGAACCGCACCAGACCACCGGACTGAGAGCCGAGTGGATCGACCACCTCGGCCGCCTGGCCGCCGGCGCCGGCCGTCTCACGCAAGCTCGTCGCGACGGCGTTCGCGCATCGCTCTTCGCTGTCTGGTCGATCGCCACGGCCCTGCAGATCAGCGCAGACGCTTCGACCACTCCCGCGCCGCAGTGGGTTGACGCGCTGCTGGTCTTCGCCGCCCTGACGCTGGGAACCTACGCTCTCGGGCTTCGGGAGGCATCGCGATGAGTACCTGCGATTGCGATCCCGACGAGATCATCGCCGCCCTCCGGCACTCCCCCGGACAGGTCCTCTTCTGCCGCTCCTGCGACCGCATCGTCAGTAGCGCGGCCGCGGGCGGGAACTGCCCCGACTGCGGCTACCAGCTCGAGCCGTACCAGCTTCCCGCAAGCCCCACGGTGCGGCCATGAGCGGTGACTGGCTCCCCTTCGCCGTGGTTTTCGCCGTCTCCTTCGCCATGACCTCCGCCGGCATTCTCTTCGGCTTCCGCCGCGGGGTCCGTGCTGGCGCTTTCGCCAGCCAAGAAGCCTTCGTGGCTGCCATGCGAAGGGTCGGACTGAGCAAGAATGAGGAGGACACCTGATGCCCGCCCCGGACTTCGCCCTCCGCCTCGCCCTCGCCTCGCTGGTGCTCCTCGCCTGCCTGCTCGCGGTCGTCGCGGCCCCCGAACTGGGCGCGCTGTGGCGGCGCGTGCGGGGGCTGCGCTGATGCCCTGGTACTTCCTCGGCGCCCTCGTGCTCGCCACCCTTGCCGCCACCGCCGTCTGTGTCGCCGCCGTGGTGGCCGGCAAGGCAGATGACGACCTGCATGACGAGAGCGTGCTGCCCAGCGACTGGAGCGTCGGGCCGTGAGGCTGGTCCTCTGCCGCGCGGTTCGGGCGTTCTGGTCCTCTGCGCCGTGAGGTCAGGCGGCCGGCTGACCCGTGGACCACGGCGCCGGCGCCGCGCCGACCAGGACGAACTACGCTGGCTCTGCCGCTGCACCGACGGCAACCACATCGGATGGGCGGTCCACGTCGACCGGCTCAGCGCCATGTTCCAAGCGACCCGCTGTTGCCGGAGGGAACCGGGGCTGCGGGTCGCCAGGATCTTCGACCAACTCCCGCCCGGCTACGACGTCGACCGCCAGGGCAACATCCTGAACCGCGCCGGCCACCGCGTAGCCGACCGTTGGGAGAGGCGGCTGGACATGGTTCTTTGGGAGATCCGGCGGCTGCCGGCGATGACCCTGCCGGACGGAAGGGTCCGGGCCTGATGATCCACCTCGACTCGACGTCGCTCTGGAAGGTGCAACGCGCACGGCAGCTCGACCAGCAGCAGCTCGCCGCGTTCCTGGGAGGGTGCGAGCTCGCCGGCGTCGAAGCGTCGGGCGCCGAACTGACCGCTTGGCGGAAGGGCACCGGCGCCGCCTTCCTGGCGTGGCGAGGTGCCCGCCGCGGCGTTCGCCGAGAGCTGAAGGCGCGGTGGGCGCTGTCGGGCGAGATCATCGCGCGCGACTGCAGGTGGAAGGCAGGGTGATGGGCTGCCCGCCGGCCGTCTACGATGCCCGCTACTACGAAGGGCTCCACAAGGTGGTGTGGCGCCGCGCCGGCTACCAGCGGGCGCTCTCCGCCTCGCTCGCTGCCGATCGGGCCGCTCGGCGAAGCCACACGCCGGCTCCCGCGACCCTCAGCACGGCAGCCCCGCGCCAGCGGCCACCTCGGCCCCGCGACCGTGGCGCTCGCAACCGCCGGCGCCGGAACCCCACCGCGCACCGATGCTGCCTTCGCTGATGGGCCGCCCTCGCCGCCACGGTGAACGCAAGCGCCGCCTGGCTGTGCGCCTGTACCGCGACGAAGGGCTGTCGATCAGCCTGGTCACCGCACGGCTGAACGAAGGAGCTCGCAAGGTGGTGTCGGCGACGTGGGTCTACCAGGTCCTCGACGCCGCCGGCGTGGTCAGGCGCTGCCCGGCTTGGCCGAGCTCGCTGGTGGCTCGCGCCGTTGAGCTCTACGTTGACCAACGCCTGAGCGCCCGAGGCGTCGCCAGGGAGCTCGCGGCCGAGAACGGCGGCCGCGGCCCGAGCCACGAGTGGGTCCACCGGCGGCTACTCGAGCGTGGCGTCTACCGCTGCCGCTCGGCGTCGCAGCGGGCCCGGCGGGAGGCCGAGGCCGGCCAGGACTACGCGGAGGCCGAGCGTCAGGCCGTGGCGCTGTACGGGGAGGGCTTCGGAGCCCCGACCGTGGCCGGCCGGCTGGGCGTCTCGAAGACGACGGTCCTGCGCTGGGTCCGGGCCCGGCGCGCGGCCGACGCCACCCGCAAGCGAGCGTGGGAAGCGCCGACCGACGCCGTCCGTGAGCGGCTCAGAAAGCGCGCCGAGGTGATCCGCCTCCGCGGCGAGCGCAAGACCTACGCCGCGATCGAGGAGGCGACCGGCGTGAGCGGACCCACGATCTACGGTTGGCTCCGGGCCGCCGGGATGGTTCGGGCGCAGCCACGGCGTCGCGTCCCGTGCAGGTACCGCCTTCCTGGCGCCCCCGACGAGGCGATGCCATGATCCGGCTGCGCGTCGAAAAGAACCACACCTTCCTGCTGCCGGGCAAGAAGCAGCACACCTCGAGCCGCTTCTTCGTCCACGTCGCTGGCCGGAAGATCGGGGCGTTCTCAATCGAGGAGGGCGTCGGCAAGGCGATGCTCGTGCTCGAGGAGGTGACGCTCGCCTACACGTGTCAGGACTGCGATGCCGGCTTCGACTGGCCGCACGGCGCGCAGGACCACGGCTGGCGCTGCGATGGCTGCGCGGCGAAGCGGAAGGAGAGGGGATTGCCGCGATGGGACATGCGACGGTGAGGCACCGCCGGAAGATGCGAGGCCGCGTCTCGGCGGCGGCGCAGCGAGCGATCGCCAAGGCGAAGCGTGACCAGGGTGGTGCCGGAATAGAGCGCGGTCGGCTCGCCGAAGAGCGCGCGCTGGCGGCGGTGCTCGACCACCGCGAACGCTGGCCGGCTTGGCTGACCGGCGTCCGCGCCGCCACCGCCCTCGAGGACCGCCACGGCGTCGACCTCGTCGCCGAGACGGCCGACGCCGGCGAGGTCGGCATCCAGATCAAGGTGGGGAGCGCCTGGACGATCGCGAAGCACCCGGAGCGCTATCCGGAGGTGCCGTTGCTCGCCGTGGGCAGCGACAGCGGGCGGCCGCTCTACCAGCGGGCGCTGGGGCGGATCGGGGAAGGGCGTCGTCGGGAGCTGGCGCGGCGGGAAACCGAGGGGGCAACGAGGTGACGGTCCAGCCGATCAGCGCCACCCGTCCACCCCGCACCTACGGGACCTTGCGGCTGGCGAGCGCCGGCGCCGGGAAGTGGGTGATCGCCGCGGAGCCCCACGTCATCCAGACGGCAAAGCGGCTCTGGCGCCGGGGCGGCGGGGTGACCGGGAAGATCTACCTCGACGCGACTCCGGCGGCCGCCGTCGATCTCCGCTGGTTCCTCGACCGCTACCCGCTCGAGATGACGCCCGCCGACGAGTACCGCCTCCATGAGATCGCGGACCGGCACGAAGAGTCGCTCCTGAGGGTCCAGGACTACCTCGGCCACCACGTCCCGCCGCCCGCGTTCGCCCTCGCACTGCCGCCCCGCGACTACCAGGCGCGGGAGGCGGCGGTCGTGCTCGAGCAAGGGCACCTCCTGGTCGCCGACGAAGTTGGGCTTGGAAAGACGATCTCGGCGATCGCCGCGATGGCCGACACTCGCGCGCTCCCTGCTGTCGTGGTCACCCTGACGCACCTCCCGCACCAGTGGGCGGCGGAGGTCCGGAAGTTCGCGCCTGGCCTGCGCGTTCACGTCATCCGCAACGGGCCGCTCTACCCGCTCGACGGGTCGAAACCGAGCGCCGGCCAGGTCACGCTGCCCGGCTTCGCCACGCCCGACGTGGTCATCACCAGCTACTCCAAGCTGGCGAAGTGGGCGCAGGTGCTCCGTGAGTTCGCCCGCTACGTGGTCTTCGACGAGGTCCAGGAGTTGCGCCGGGTGGGTTCGCAGAAGTACGAAGCCGCGGCGGCGATCGCCCACGCTCCCGGTGTCGCTTACCGCATGGGGTGCTCGGCTACCCCAATTTACAATTACGGCGACGAGGTCTTCAGCGTGTTGAACGTCCTCGCTCCGGGCTCCCTTGGGACCTGGAGGGAGTTCTCTTCGGAGTGGTGCACCCCGATCGGCAACAACCGGCACAAGCTGCGTCAGCCGGCGGCGTTCGGGTCGTGGGCCCGGGAGCAAGGGTTGATGGTCCGGCACACCCGGGTCGAGGTCGGGCGCGAGTTGCCGGACGTCGTCGTATCCGTCCAGGAGATCGGGGCCGAGGCCCACCGGCTCGAGGAGATCGAAGGCCGCGCCGCCGAGCTCGCCAGAATCCTGATGGACTCCGCCGCCCGCGAGAAGGGCGAGAAGCTGATGGCGGGCGGCGAGCTCGACCGGATCTTGCGGCAGGCGACGGGCCTGGCGAAGGCACCGTACGTCGCGGAGTTCGTCCGGCTGTTGGTCGAATCCGGCGAGCGGGTGCTCCTGGCGGGGTGGCACCACGCATGCTACGACCTGTGGGCCGAGCGCCTGGCGCCGCTCCGGGTCGGCCGCTACACCGGGCACGAGACGTCGGCGCAGAAGCAGTTAATCGCCGGCGCCTTCATCGCCGGCGACCTCGACGTCCTGATGATCTCGCTGCGCGCCGGCGCCGGCCTCGACGGGCTGCAGGAGGCGGCGCGGGTGGTCGTCTTCGGCGAACTGGACTGGTCGCCTGGCGTCCACGAACAGGTGATCGGGCGTCTCCACCGCGACGGGCAGCCCGACCCGGTCGTCGCCTACTACCTGGTGGCGGACAGCGGGTCTGACCCGGTCGTCGCGCAGGTGCTTGGGGTCAAGAAACAGCAGGCCCTGGGCGTGGTCGACCCGCACGCGAAGGAAGGAGACGGCCAACTCCTCGCCGGAGCGCAGGCGGATCGGGCGCGACAGCTCGCCGAGTCCTGGATGGCGAGGTCGCAGCGATGACGCCGGCCGAGGTGGCGCGCGCCATCGAAGCCCGGCCCGGCAGGTGGGCTGACGAGGAGCAACTGCAAGAGCACCTCGCTCAGGTGCTGGCGCCGCTCGGTTTTACTCGAGAGGTGATCGCCGGCGCCGACCGTTTCGACTTCGCGGCTGACGGGCTGATCGTCGAGGTCAAGGTCGGCGGCACGCCGGCGACGGTCATCCGCCAGCTTCTGCGCTACGCCGCTCGGCCGGACGTGTCGGGGCTGGTGCTCGCCGCGACGAAAGCGTCCCTCGGCGCAACCCCCGACACGCTGTCGGGCAAGCCGGTGGCGATCGCCCGGCTGTGGCTGTGGGGGCTGCTGTGAGCCGCTTCGCGCCGGGCGACCGCGTCGAGTGGGTCTCGCGCTCCGGCATCCGGCGAGAGGGCGAGATCGTCGAGGCCCTGCCGGGCAAGCAGTGGGCGGTGCGGCCGGATGGGTGCGCGGTGGAGCAGGCGGTGGACGCCGACGACCTGAGCCGCATCCCGGAGCCGGCGGACGCCTTGGAGCTCGGCGGCCCGGTGTCGGCCGTCCTCACGGTGCGGCAGCGAGAGAGCCGGGCTCGCAAGGCGGCGCTCGCAACACCGCCGGCGCAGCGCCGCGAACGGGCGAGACGAGCCGGGAAGGCGTCGGCGGCGAAGCGCGAACGCGAGCGGCAGCCGCCGGCCGCCGCCCCGCAGCACGCCGGCGACTTCGGCAGGGCCGGTGGGTTGGCGAGCGCCCAACGGCGAAGGGAGCGCGCCGCCACGGTCGATCAACCCCCCGCCGGGAAGAACCCCGCCGCCGTGGCGCTCGGGAAGCTCGGCGGCAAGAAGGGCGCCGAAGGCCGCATGGCGAAGCTCTCGCCGGAGGAGCGGTCGCGGATCGCGGCGCGGGCAGCGCGGGTACGGTGGGCGAAGACGAAGAGCGCGACCCCGGTCGCCGACGTCCAGCACGGCACCCGCCACGCCTACATGAACCGCGGCTGCCGGTGCGCTCCCTGCCGGCAGGCGAACACCGACTACAACCGCGAGCGCTACCAGCAGCAACGGCGGGGGCTGCCGGCGACCAACGACCGCCGGAAGGTCACCCTTCGCGGTGGCGGCTCGCTCGTTGTCGAGGTCCGCGGGCTGACGGCGGCCGACGACGACATCCGCCTGGTCAACGCGATCGCGGCCGCCATCGAGCTCTACGACGCCGCCGCGGGCGAGGGCGACGAGGCCAGCGAGCAATGACGACCCCTGCCGGCCCCGAACCACGGCCCGCCCCTTCTTCTGCTACGCTCGCGCTCGCCAAGGGAGACACACCAAAGGGTGGGGCCGGGGTTGGCGGTGTCGCGCTCGGTCGATCACGGGCTGAACGCGGGTCGTGGTCGCCGCTGGCCCCGGCCCCCGCTTCGTTGGCATAGCATCCAGCCGTGAGCCTCCACGACGACGTCCTCGAGCGCCTGACCGGCTACGGCGCCCGCCTCCACAGCTTCGACGACGGCACCGTCTCGCTGATCCGCAAGATGCTCGAGGACCTCGAGGCGTCGCTGGTCGAACAGTTTCGGCTCGCCGACCCGACGGCCATCGCGCGGCGCACCCACCGCCTCGCCCGCCTCGAGGCCATCCTCGCCCAGACCCGCGCCACGATCGACGGCACCTACGCTGAGCTCGGATCGACGCTGCGCAGCCGCCTCGAGGAGGTCGCGGGGTTCTCGATCGAGTTCACGCACGGCACGCTCGTCACTATGCTCGGCCCGGTCCGCACGGCGGTCGGCATCAACACCGTCACCGTCTCGCCGGAGCTGCTGCGCCGCCTGGCTGACGACACGCTCATCTCGATGGGCGGGCGGACCGGAGCGGCGCCGGTCAAGGAGTGGCTCGCCACCCAGAAGGACGACGTCGTCAAGGCGTTCGCCGGCCAGATGCGCGAAGGATTGATGCGCGGCGAGGGCATCCCGGAGCTCGCCCGCCGGATCTCCGGCGGTGGCCGGCACGACGGCATCGGACCGATCTCGCGGGAGTGGGCGGAGGCCCTGGCGCGCACGGCCAACACGGCGGTGACGGCGGAAGCGCGGGAAGACGTCTACGCCGCCAATTCGGCCGTGGTGAAGGGCATCTTCCACGTGACGACCCGTGATGAACGGACTTGCTTCGCTGCCGGCACGCTCGTACGATTGAGTGATGCGTCAGTCAAGCCAATCGAGGAGATCGTCCCCGGAGACACGATCATCTCCGGTTGCGGCCGCCCTCGAAGCGTCAGAGGAGTCCTCGAGCGGGTCGCCGCCGACTGGCGAACGATCGCCATCGCCGGCGGCGAGCTCGTTCACTGCACCGCCACGCACCCCTTCTGGACCGCCCGCGGCTGGCGGGAGGCCGAAGCGTTCAAGCCTGGAGACGTCATCGCTGTCGGCACCGTGTCTGGCCTGCGGCGGGACGCTGCCAGAGAAGCCGAAGGGACGGCGAGGGGGACCACTCGGACCTCCGCGCCTCTACTGCTCGCCGCGATGCCAGGAGAAGGGCAAGAGAAACATCCAGGTGACAGGACGCTGCGAGGCCTGCGGAAACGATTGTCGGTCCTACCCCAGTACGCCGCGCCGCTACTGCTCGCGAGCCTGCTACCTCGCGGCCAAGGCCAGCACGCGGCTGAAGCTGACGTGCGGGGCGTGCGGTCGCCCGTTCAAGGTGAGGGCCTCACGCGGCAAGAGGGAGGGGGGTCGGTCGCCGAAGTACTGCAGCCGGGCGTGCACACGCAAGGCGCTGGGCTTCCGACCGCCACGGGAGAAGGTTTGCGCGCGGTGCGGCGTCGGCTTTTCGGTCGAGGGCCGGCGAACAGAAAAGGCGAAGTACTGCTCGCTCGCCTGCAAGCATGGGCCGCGGATCGAGCGACTCTGCCCCTCCTGCGGCGCATCGTTTTCGCATGTCCCGGCGCTGGATCAGGTCTACTGCTCGGTCGCGTGCTACAGAAGGAGTGCCGCCGAAACCCGCACGGAAACGATGGTGAGGCTCGAGCTCGAGGAGATGGACCTGCCCTACGAGCAAGAGGTCAAGGTGGGTCGCTACTCCATCGACTTCGTCGTCTGCGGCTGGCTGGCTGTCGAACTCGACGGGACCTACTGGCACCGCAATCGCCCGGCAGCGAGGAAGGACGCGGCGGTGAGAGCGGCGGGCTACACGCTTCTGAGGATCACCCTCGACACGGCGACAGACGAGTCGCGCCTTCGTGTTCTGCGTCTACTGTGCCGCGCCCTTGCGGCTGGGCCGAGGTCGTCGCGATCGAGAGCGATCAGACGCCGGCCCTCTGTTACGACCTCGAGATCGAAGGCGACCACAGCTTCCTTGTCGGCCACGCCGGCCTGATCGCCCACAACACGATCGTCTGTCTGGCCTACGCCGGAAAAGCCTTCGTCCGCGACGCCGACGGCTTCTACCAGCCGCTCGGCCACAAGCTCCCGTACAACGGCGGCGTTCCGCGGCACGTCAGATGCCGGTCGGTCGAGGCTCCGATGGTGCGGTCGCTCAAGGAGCTCGGGTTGAGCGAGTCCGAGGTTCCACCTGAGCTGCGATCCGCCTTCGGCGCCATGCCGCCGGCTGAGCAGCAGGGCGAGGCGATCCTCGCGGGGCTGAAGAAGAGCCAGCAGCTCAAGGTGCTCGGCCGCCGGCGGTACGACCTCTGGAAGCGCGGCGACGTGGGCCTCGCGCAGATGATCTCGCCCGACGGCCAGGTGCTCCGCCTCGACGAGATCGCGGCCGCGGCCACCTCCTGAACGCCGCCACCGATCGCCACCCGCGCCCCGGGCCGCGATAGCTCCCCGTCCGGGTCAAAACGATGTGTCTAGGTGAATTAGACGCGGTGACCCCACCACCCCGCAATTCGCGGCGCGCGGGCCGTGTTTAAGGATAATTGCGGGGACGTTTCGGGTAATTGCGACCTGCAATTATCGGAGTGTTGTCTTGAAGAGAGGACCTCCAAACCTAACCAGGAGAGAGCGTTGTAAGATATCCGGGAAATTATCCAAACCGTTGGACCTTTTTGGGCCGCCCTTGATTGACGAAATGCCCCGTCATTTGTCGGGGACAACAGCGTTTGAAGAGGAGCCGTCGGTCAAAGCCGCGGCCGGCCCACAACTTCGTCAGCCCGCAGAGCTTGCAGCGGTGGCACGTTCATTGCCCCGGGTGACCCCTCCGGGATAGTTGCTACACTCAATTACCGTCCAATTCAATTGGAATGGGGTCCAATTCAAACCCCACGTCTCGCGCTAAGACACAGAAACGACGCTCAGGACTCAACAAGCACGCGGGTTTTGAAAGAACGTCTGTGAATTAACTCGGGTGACCCCAGGGGGACATCGCGCGCACGTTAACCAGAATAAGATAAAACATGGGGGTGTAGGGGCTCTTTTATCAGTGGTAAGAAACCACAACCCGCGCGCGCGAGGGGCACCGGCCGCGAAAGAGCCGCCCCGCAAAAACCAAGGACGTGGTACGATGGTGACTCGCTCTCAGGGTAGGCTCGACCAGAGATGATCCGCACCTACCGCTACCCACTCAAGCCGACGCGCGACCAGGTTCGCGTGCTCTATTCGTGGCTCTCCTACTGCTGCGACCTCTACAACGCGGCCCTAGAGCATCGGATCGGAGCATGGCAGCAAAGTCGCGTTTCGGTGAGCTACAACGCGCAGTCCGTGGAGCTCACCGGGCTGAGGGCAGACGACGACCTCGCGGCGTCCATCCCGGTAGATGTGCAGCGCTCCGCGCTTCGTCGAGTCGACCGAGCCTTCCAGGCGTTCTTCCGACGAGTGAAGTCCGGCGATCGCCGGCCCGGCTTCCCGCGCTTCCGCAGCCGCCGGCGCTACGACTCCTTCGGGATCGGGCGGGTGACGCCGGATGGCGACCGGGTCCGCGTCCCGAAGCTCGGGGCGGTGCGGTTCCACCTCTACCGGCCGCTGGTCGGCGAGGTCAAGGAGGTCACGATCCGCCGCTCGTGTGGTCGCTGGTTCGTGTGCTTCAACTGCGAGGTCGGCGCGGCGCCGGCGAAGCGGGCGGTCCGCTCCGCGATCGGCGTCGACCTCGGGCTGACCGCCTTCGCTGTCACCTCGGAAGGAAGGCGCTACGCCAACCCCCGGCACTTCAAGCGCGGCGAGGAGCTACTCGCGAAGCGCCAGCGACGGCTCGCCCGCCGCAGGCGCGGATCGAAGTCTCGCGAGCGTGCCCGCCTCCTGGTGGCGAAGGCGCACGAGCACGTCAAGCGCCAACGGCTCGACCACGCCTGGAAGCTGGCCGGCGCGCTGGTGGCTGAGCATGACCTGATCGCGGTCGAGGCCCTGAACATCGCGGGCCTCGCCCGAATGGACCTGAGCAAATCCGTCGCTGACGCCGGCTGGCGGGTGTTCCTCGAACGACTCGCACTCAAGGCAGAATGCGCCGGGGTGACGGTGGTCGAGGTGGACCCGCGGGGCACGTCGCAGCGCTGCTCAGGCTGTAGCGAGGTGGTGGAGAAGCGGCTGTGGGACCGCGTCCACGACTGCCCGCACTGCGGGCTGGTGCTGGACCGGGACTGGAACGCCGCCCTGAACATCCTGAACCTTGGCTATTCGCCCGGTAAGGGCGAGGCGGCAGCGTGAGCGCCGAAGGCTCAAACGGAGCCACTACCCAAAAAGAGCTTTCCCGAAAAACCTAGGAAATGGTACGATCCAAGAACACCACCTCTCCGCACGGAGGCGACATGACCAACACCACCCCCCTCAACCCTGAAGAGCTCACCGCCGCCGCGATGGCGCTGGGCGCACTCCAGCGCCAACAGGTCGCCGGCGGCGACGCGGCCCTCTGGGTCGACCGCTACGGCGAGCGCCTGATCGCCACGGTCCTGCGTTCGCAGCGCGACCTGGGTCGCTACCGACGCAGTCACCGGGCGCTCCAGAACGTCGGCACCGCTGGCGCGAAGTTCCTGAAGGTGTCCTCGGACCTCGTCACGCAGCACGCTGGACTCCTGCCGAAGAGGTTCGCCGAAGCCTTCCGCGCCGCTGGCCGAGCCGGCAGTTCGGTCGTCCTCGGCCAACTCGCCGTGGCGTCCGCCGCGCTCGAGCACGACGACCGCGAGGCGATCGACGCAGCGGCCAGGAAGGAAGCGCTCAGCTACCTCGGCAAGAACGCGGCGAACACGTCAACCGACGAGCTGAACCTCGAGGTGCCGGACACCGTCCACTGAGCCCCGCCCGCGAATTGCGCGCCACCGCTCAGCCGCGCTATCCTGACCCCGCTCCTTCCCTCCTCACCCCGCCTGGCGGCCCCGACAGAGACTGCCGGGCGGGGCCTTGTCGGCCCCCTCCGCCGCATCGCTCCATCCTCGAAGGGTTGACACCTCGCCTCGCCGTGCTGTACAACTTCCTCCCGTGAGAAGCCGTCAGCTACGAGGTACCCGCCACCGGGGGTGGCAGTGCGGTCGCACGTTGGCCGCCGGGTGCCTCGTCACTGCTGACCGTAATCCTCGCTGCCCGGGGGGCAGCTAGCGGCCGGGGGCCGGCTGCGATCGGAGACACGCATGGCGATTCCGAGCACTTGGAAGTCGAAGGACCTCGTTCCCGAGTGGGCGCTGCCGCACGTCGAAGAGAAGGACGGTGAGTTCGTCCTCGACGTGGCGGGTTATCGCCCGAAGAAGGAGGTCGACGAGTTCCGGGAAAACAACCTGAAGCTGACTCAGAAGCTCGAGGAGCTGCAGGCGAAGATGGCGGAAGGGCTGTCCCCCGAGGAGAAGACCAAGCTCGAGACCGAGATCCAGACCCTGCGCGAGAAGCTCGAGGCCGGCGAGCACGGCGAGAAGATCGAGGAGCTGATCGCGCAACGGATGACGGAGCTCGAGGTCGGCGGGCGGAAGGTGAAGGTCCCTAAGACCGACGCCCCGCACCTCCAATCGCAGTTGAAGGCCCTCAACGAGAACGCGACGACCCTCGCGAGCACGGCCGAGACGATGCGCGCCGAGCTCATGAAGGAGCGGATCGGAGGCGCAACGCTGGCAGCGATGCGCAAGATCGGCGGCTTCAACCCGCGGGCCGAGGACGACGTGGTGGGTCACGTCAGCCTCCGGTTCCAGATGGGCGATGATCTCGAGGCATTCCTTCCCGACCCGGACGACAAGGAAGGCAAGACCGCCTCTGTCGGGGCGGACGGGAAGAAGCTCACGATCGAGGGCTACCTTCGGAATATCGTCGAGTCGGGCGAGAAGGCGGGCGTCTGGGTCGATCCTCCACAGGGAGCACGCCAGCGGATCAAGGCGGGCTCCGTGCCGGAGGCGGAACGGGCGGCGCCCACCGGATCGCGACGCATCGCGAAGGGTCTGCGCAGCAACAACCTCGGAACGGCCTGACCGCCAACGAGCCGGTAGGTTCTCGGGTCTTCGCTCAAGGAGACTCGAATGGCGACCCAGACCCTCGCGGAGCTCGCCAAGTTCGTCCAGGACGACTTGGTGGGGGGCGTGGCGGAAGACATCATCACCGTCAGCCCGATCTTCAACTTCCTTCCCTTCCAGGGCTACAGCGGAGACGCGGTGGTCGTCAACCGAGAGACGACCCTCGGCGACGCCGGGCTCTACAGCGTCTCGGACGCGATCACCCACCGAACGCCGTCGACCTCGACGCCGCTGGCCTTCACGGCCACGAAGCTGATCGGCCAGGTCGACATCGACGGCCTCGTCCAGGCGCAGGGCGAGAGCGACGGCGTCGACATGACGGCCCAGGAGATGTCGTCAAAGTCGAAGAGCCTGTCGCGTCTTTTCCAGCAGGAGATGGTCAGCGGCACGGGCGTCGCGCCGTCGATGCACTCGCTGCACTCGATGATCGATTCGGAGCAGTTCGCGACCGCGTCGGCCCTCGAGCGCGACCTCAGCTTCGAGCTGATGGACGAGCTGCTCGACCTGGTGGTCGCGAAGGACGGCGAGGTCGACTTCCTCATGGGCCACTCGGTCCTGCTGCGGAAGTACCGGGCGCTCTACCGGGCCCTGGGCGGGGCGCAGCCCCAGCTCGTCGTCATCCAGATGCCGGACGGCACCGAGCGGACCGTCGAGAGCTACAACGGCATACCGTTCTTCCGCAACGACTACCTCAGTGTCGCGGAGACGGCGGACGGCGCGGCGCTGACCGGCGGCGACATGACGTCGCTTTGGGCCGGCGTCTGGGACGACGGGTCCCGGAAGGTCGGCCTCTCGGCCATCTACCCCGAGTCCGTCGACGCCGGGATCATGGTCAAGAACGTGGGGACGTCCGAGACGCTGGACGAGGACATCTACCGGCTGGTGTGGTACACGAACTTCGTGAACTTCAACCGGCGCGCCCTCGCCCGGCTCGCCTCGCTCGCCACCACGTAGGCGGCGAACCTTCTACCGGCGGCCGGCGTGACGTCGCGATGACGTCGGCCGGCCGCCCCTCGCAGGGAGAACGCTCATGGCCAAGAACGACAAGGTCGACGACAAGGCCGACGAGAAGGCCGAGAAGGACGTCCAGGACGAGCAGGCCGCGCAGGTGAAGTCCGAGCTCCACGCCGAGGACGTCGCCGTCGGGCGGGCGGCGCCGAGCGTGGTCGCGCCGGCGGCGGGGCAGTCGGGCAAGGGCACCGTCACCTGCACCTGCTACAGCTCGCGTCCGATCGCGCCCGGGGAGCTGGTGAAGCGCTGGGGCTACGCCTGGCGGGCGGGGGCCGACGGCTACCTGCTCGAGGCGGAGATCCCGAAGGCCGCGGTCGACGGCGGCCTCGCCGCCGGGCGGTGGATCAAGAAGGGGTCGAAGTCCGAGGACGCCGGGATCGTCTACTGGCGCGAGCAGCACGTCCAGGTCCTCGGCCGGGCGGCCGATCCGGAGCTGACCGCCGACCAGATCCGGACGGTGCTCTCGGCCGAGGTGCGCCGGCGCACGCCGGCGCCGGACCGGACGTCGCTGCGGTCGTAAGGAGGGAGGAGCGTGGCCTTTGAGCTGGAGGAGATCGAGGACGGAACCGCCAAGGCGACGGCGTTGGTCTACGCGCCGACGTCCGACGCGGTCACCTACCTCACCCGCCGCGGAAGGCCACGCTTCGTCGCTCTCGCCGAAGACCTGCAGGACGTCCACTTCCTGCGCGGTACGGAGTACGTCGAGGTCTTCGCCAGGCCCTACATCAGGGGCCTGATCGTGCTGCGCGACCAGGGGCTCCTCTGGCCACGGTGGGACGTCTGGTACGAGGAGCGGCTAGTGCCAGGGCACGAGGTGCCGAAGCGTTGGATCTGGGCCACGTTCGAGGCGGCGGAACTCTCGGCGGCCGGCCAGCCGCTGCTGCACGTCGTCGACGACAAGATCGGAGTGCGCAGCGAGATGACCGGCCGTTCGATCCAGACGAGCTACGACGAGAGCTTCACCAAGCTCCCGTCCTACCGGGTCGTCGAGCGCATGCTCACCGGGCTCATCAGCTACGGCATGGAAATCGAGCGTGGATGATGGCGATCGACGCCACCCAGGTTCGACTCGATACGGCCGAACGGCTCCGCGAGCAGAACAACCTCGTCCTGGTCCACCGCGCGGTCTACACCGGCGACAAGCGCACGGGGACGACGCCGCTGCAGACCTACGGCGTCGTCGACCGCGTGAAGCCGACGCAGGTCAACGGCTCGAACCTCCTCGGCGGGGACCTGTTCATCACGCTGGCGGCGTTGGTCTGGGACCCGGAGCAGTCCACCTGGACCGACCCGCTCGACCTGGTGGTCGGGGACGTCCTCGAGGCCAACGGCGAGCGCCTCCGGGTGGTCGACCCCGGCGGCGTCGAGCCGACCGGCACGGCCATCATCTTCGAAGCGCTCGCCCGGAACGCGAAGGAGACGCCATGAGTGGCCAGCCCGTACGGGCTCACCGCTTCCGCGCCAACCTTCGCGGCACCGCGGCGGAGATCCGCCGCAAGGCGACGCTGATCGTCAACGGCATCACGTTCGCCGTCTACGCCGAGATCCTGTCCGACCCCGACCACCCGGTCGACACCGGACGGTTGCGGTCCGGGTGGTCGATCTCGGTCTACGTGGTCGGCGACCATAAGCCCGCCGCTGGCGAGGGAAGCTATCAGCCGCAGCCGGCCGAGACGTTCGTCGCCACGCTCGAGGCGGCGCCGCTCCAGGCGAAGAGGTTCATCTACAACCACGTCGAGTACGCGGTTTGGGTGTTTGGTGGGTCCGAGGGCCGCGCTGGCTCTCACACCCCGGAGCTTGCGATCGCGCGGGTCATCCAGAAAGGGACGAAGGCCGCATGAGCGCCACCGCCCTCTGGGCCGCGATGCGGGAGCGCTTCGACGCCGCCTACCTCGCCGCCAAGGTCATCGAGCCGGCGCTCGTGCACCTCGTTGAGGGCGCGAATCGGAAGCTTGTGTCCCTCGACCCTGAGGTGCCCTACTTCCGGCCGTACGTGCGCGGCATCGGTGGCCGGCGACTCGGCGTCGGCGAGGTGGCCCCCGAAGAGCAGAAGGGGATCGCCTACATCGACATGCTGCTCGTCCTCGAGGTCGGCGACGAGAACGCGATTGCGATCTACGACACGATCCGGCCGCTCTTCAGGACCGGGACCGATGGGCTCGAGTTTGAGGAAGCCCCGTCGCTGCGGGATGGCCGCGCCGACGGATCTCACTGGTTGGCGGTTGCGGCCCTCCCTTGGACGTGGAGGGAGCTCGCCGCCGCGTAGCAGAAGAAGGAGAACGCCATGCCCGACGAATTCCAACCGGGATCCGGCGAGGAGCTGCGGTGGGTCGAGACTGCGGAGCAGGAGACGTCGTCCGCGACCGACATGCAGGTCCTGCCGCACTCCGGCAACCCCACCGGCCCGCACAAGCCGCTGTCGCGGGGGCCGACCGACGAGGTCACCAGCGACCTGACCGTCCAGGGCAACGCCAGCCGGGACTTCACCGTCCCGCTGTCGTTCCAGAACGTCTGCCGCTACGGGATCTACCACCTCCCCTTCGAGCAGGTGTTCGCCGGCCGCTGGACGGCCGCCTTCGACTCGACGGTGCTCGCGACGATCGCCTCGGTCGCGGCCGGCAACAAGCTGGTCGCGAGCGCGGGGACGCCGTTCGCCGACCTCTCCGCCCAGGTGCCGTGCCCGGTGTGGCTGTGCCGCGGCGGCGCCGACGCGATCCCGGGCCAGCCGGTGCTCGCCACCGAGGTCCTCGCCGCCGGCGCGGAGCTCGTGATCGGCAACGCCACGAACCACGGCATCACGCTGACCGACGTCGCCGAGGGCGACGACGTACAGGCGATGCACTCTGGCGTGCTCAAGAACGGCGTCGAGCTCATCTTCGCGATGATCGAGCGCGCCCAGGCCGCGATCGAGCAGTTCCGCGTCGGCTACGGGATGCTCGGCACGAAGATCGACTTCTCCGGCCAGAAGGGCTCGGACCCCACGTGGGCGCTCGAGTTCATGGGCCGCGAGAAGGAGACGGCCGGCGTCACCTTCGGCACCGGAACCCAGACGCCGGCGCCGACGACGCAGCCGTTCAACTTCGGCAGCCACTTCAAGCACTTCCGCGAGGGCGGCGGGATCGACACGGACCTGCTGATCCGTTCGATCAACTGGTCCTACGCCTTCGGCGGCGTGGTGGTCAGCCCCGCGGGCGTCGACGGGCCGTACGCCCACACGAAGGCGCGCCAGACGCTGACCGGCTCGGTCAACTTCTTCACCAACGCGGCCGCGGGCGCGATCGAGACGAAGGCCGAGGACGACGTCGACTCCGCCATCTGGTACGCGCTCCAGCGCACCGACGGCGGCGTCACCCGCGCCGAGCTCGTCCACCTGCCGCTGGTCCAGTACAGCGACGCCTCGCAGGAGGGTGGCGGCAACGACAACGTCGTCGAGACGCCGGTGCAGTTCATGACCGCGAAGAGCCCCACCCTCGGCTACCAGGCGCTGCTCGCCCGGTTCGAGGACGTGCCGCTGACGCTGTAGGCGGCCCACCACACGACGGAAACGGAGCTCCGAGAGGGGCGAGGAGAGAACGACGATGGCGAAGAAGGTCACCACGACGCTGGCGCTCGAAATCGAGGTCGATGCCGCGCAGCAAGCGTCCTACGAGCAGAAGGTCGGCAAGGGGGCGGACCCGCTGCGCGCGGCCGCCACCACGCTGGTCAGCCGAGTCACCGGCGGGCCCGGCTACGTCGACACCGTGCCGAACCGGATGGCGGCGCTCTCGGGCAAGACGCTCGGAGAAGTGCTGATCGCCGCCGGCGTCAAGAAGGCGGAGGCCACCGCGGCTACCGCGGCCGTCAAGGCCGCGGAGCCGCCGAAGCCGTAGCGCTTCACCCGGTCGCGGAATCACAGGGGGAGGGCGAGTCCTTGGCACCTGCCTGGTCCTCGCGCAGGCGCCCTAACCCCCTCCGGCGGGAACGACCAGGCCCGCCGGCCGCGGCCGACTTTCAACCGAACAAGCCAAGGAGAACGCGCATGGCAGACCACAACATGTTCAACCTCGACCAGGTGGAGCGGCAGTCCGCCGAGGTCGACCAGGACGAGCGCTGGTTCGTGCTCGAGGGTCGCCGCTTCGGCGACACGTCGCCCATGCCGCTGAAGGTCAAGGTCCGCTCGGGCGGCGACAAGTGGCAGCGCGGCTGGACGAAGGGCGCCCAGGCGTACGCGAAGGACCTGTCGCCGTCGGCGCGGCGCGAGTTCGACCGCGGATCGGGCAACCCGCTGACGATCAACCCCGACGCTCTGCCGCGGGCGAACCGCGCGGCGCTGCGGGAGTCCGGCGCGCTTCTCGCGGTCGCGGTCGTCGGCCCGGAGCTCGACGATCTCGACCATCCGATGACGGCGGCGCAGGAGAAGATCTACGGCTTCAAGAAGCTGCCGGCGAGCATCAGGCCCCACTACCTGAAGCGCACCGACGGGAAGTGGGCCATCCCGGTCCAGGCCGAGCCGCCGGCGGAGTTCCGGGCGAGCGACGAGCAGGTCTCGCACCTCCACAAGTACCCGGAGTTCGTCAACGGCGTCGGCCGGGCCCGCCAACTTCTCGTCGAGGAGGGCAAGGAGTCGCTCGAGGACGAATTGGGAAACTTCGTCGCTGGGTCCGGTGGTGCCGCTGGTGGGGCGGCCTCACCGAGTCCCAGCGAGAAGGACTAGACGAGTACCGGAACCGTCCGGAGGAGGAGGGCGGTCCGGTTGACATCTCGCAGCTCGGCGACCCGTCATCGCCGCCGCCGGCCGAAGAGGAAGTCTGGTTGGAGAACCACCTCGCGGTGCAGCTCTACAACAGCGCCGCGACGCTGGGAAGCACGGTGCTTCAAGTGCTCGATGCCTGGGGCGAGCAGGGCCGATCGAGGGATGAGCTGCTGGCGAAGGCCGAAGCGATCGCCAGCGAGAACCATCGGATCGACAGGCAGGAGATGGACCGGCAGCGGCAGAAGTCGGACGAGCAGCAGACGAAGGCCCGGGCCAAACCGAAGGGACCGCGGACTTGAGCCAGCAGATTGAGAGCCTCCTCATCGAGATCGAAGCCCAGGGCGCTGACCGCGCCCTGGGTGGACTCGAGCGCGGCATGGGACGGGTGGGCGATCGCGCGGTCGACCTCGAAGGGAAGACCAAGCGGCTGGGCACGGCCAACCGCGGGCTGGGCTCGAGCATGGCCGGCGTCGACCGGGCGATGATGTCCCAGATCCGGCAGTTGGCCGTGATGGCCGCCGGGTACATCGGCATCCACACGGCGATCCGCCAGGTCGCGAGCGCCGCCAAGCTCTTCGCCGACTTCGAGTACGCGCTGGCCGCCGTCGAAGCCGTCAGCCAGAGCACCCGGTCGGAGATGGCGGCCCTGACCGCCCAAGCTCGAGAGTTGGGCGAAACCACGATGTTCACGGCCAGCCAGGCCGGCAACGCCATGGAGTTCCTCGGCCGCGCCGGCTTCAAGGCCAACGAGATCCTCTCCGCCATGCCGGGTCTGTTGAACCTCGCGGCTGCCGGCAAGCTCGGCCTGGCGGACGCCGCCAACATCGCGGCGCAGTCGCTGCGCGGCTTCAACCTCGGGGCGGGGGAGTCGACGCGGGTGGCTGACGTCCTCGCCTCTGCGGCCGCCAACGCCAACACCGACGTCTCCCAGATGGGCGAGGGCATGGTCTACGTCGCCCCGGTGGCCGCAGCATTGGGGATCTCGATCGAGCGAACCGCGGCGGCGATGGGCGTGCTGTCCGACGCCGGGCTGCAGTCGACGATGGCGGGTACTGGCCTGCGGCGCGTCCTGTCCGAGCTCGCCAACCCCTCAAAGGCTGCCCAGGTGATCCTCAAGGGCTTGGGGTTGACGGTCGCCGAAGTCGATCCCTTGACCAACCACCTGGCCGACGTCGTCGGCCGTCTCGCCGACGCGGGGATCAGCGCCGCCGACGCCCTGACGATCTTCGGCGACCGCGGTGGCCCGGCGATGCTCGCCTTGACGGCCCAGGCGCCGCGGCTGCGCGAACTGACGACCGTGCTCGAGGCGAGCGAAGGCGCAGCCGAGCGCATGGCCGGCACGATGATGGACACGCTGGTCGGCGCCAACTTCGAGCTCGCCTCCGCGATCGAGAGCGTGAAGATCGAACTCGGGACCGGGCTCGAGCCGTCGCTTCGCGAGGCGGCCAAGGAGCTCACGGTCTTCTTCCGCGGCAGCGGCGACTCGGCGCGGGACTTCGGGACCCAGGTCGGCCAGATGGTCGTCGCGCTGGTCAGGGGCTTCCTCTTCGTCGCCGAGCACATCCAAGTCGTCAAGGCGGCGATCGTCGGACTGCTGACAGCGTTCGTCACGGCGAAGGTCGGTGGCCTTTTGGTCGTGTTCGTCGCGTGGGTACAGGGGCTCCAGCAGGTCGCGCTTGGGGCACATATGGCAGCGGCCGCCGAGGCCAAGCTCGCTGCCGCGGCAGCCGCCAACAGCGTCGTGCTCGGCGCGAGCGGGACGGTCGCCGATCTGTACGCCGCGCAGATGTACGGCGTCTCCGGGGCTGTGGTCACCACCGATACGGTCCTCGACCTCTACGACGCCCAACTGATCAAGACGAGCGCGACCCAGGCAGCCGCAACTGTCAGCGCCGGCGCCCACGCAGCCGCGACGAACGTCGTGACAGGCGCCACCCTGCGAAGCGCCTTCGCCACCAGCGTCTTCGGAGTGGCGCTGCAACGCCTGAAGCTTGCCATACTGAGCAATCCGATCGGTCTGATCGCCACCGCGCTCGCACTCCTTGTGGGAGTGTTGTTGCTCGTCCGGGCCCGCACCGCCGAAGCTGCGGAGGCGCAGGATCAGTACGCCGAGCGGCTGCGCTACGGGACGCCGGAGATCGAGGCCCAGACGCGCGCCCACGCCGACCTCATCGACCGACTCGAAGAGGAGATCAGGGTGCGCCGAGAGTTCGAGGCGCTGGGTTCCTCCTCAGACGCGCGGCTGGCCCAGCTTCGCCCGGTGCTCGGCCAGATGGAGGGCGCGCTCGATCTCGGCGACGCCAAGTCCTACCGGGAAGCGATCGTCGAGGCCGAGAAGCTGGGCGTCGTCTTCCAGCACGTGTCGATGACGGGAAACTCCGCCCTGGCCCAGCTCCGACTGCAGGTCCAGGCCCTCGAGGCCGACACCCGCAAGAGCGCCGCCGGGATCGAAGAGTCGGGCGCCTCGATCAACTCCGTCTACCGATCCATGGCCGAGAACGTCGAGGACACGCTTCAGGCAGAGCTTGCGGGCCGCCGCGAGCAGCTTGCGATCCTCGCCGACCTCGAATCTCAGACCGCCGACCTCGAGCTGCGGATGTCGAAGGTGGTCCCGAACAAGGAGATGCTGCCGACGCTCAACGCCTGGGCGCGAAAGCTCGCCGAGCTTCGCGGCCTGGCCGCTGACGTCCAGAGCGAACTCGACGCGACCGGCGCCCGCATCGACGAGCAGGTCGTTCCCAACCTCGAGAACCGGCTCGGCGACCTCTTCCGCAGCGGCGACATGGCCGGCTGGGAGGACCTCATCCGGAGCGTGCCGACCGACGTCTTCGAGAAGATGTTTCCGACCGAGAACGTCGACACGATCGTCGGGCTCTACACCACAGCGCGGGAGCGGCTCGACGCCTATGCCAAGTCGATGGAGGCCGCGACGCGGAGGGGCGAAGCTGAAAGCGAGGAGGTCGCGAAGAAGCGCGAGAAGTACCGGGAGCTGCGTCAAGAGGTGGACCTCCAGATCCTTGCCGAACAGGCGTCCGCGGCCGCGTACGGGGAGAGCGTCCGTGCCGGCCAACTGGCGGTGGCCTCGGCCGAGCTGGAGGCTTCGGCCCGGTCTGCTGTTGGCGACCTGCTCAAGCAAGACGCCGAGCTGCTCAAGGAGCGGATCCGACTGCTCGACGAAGACAAGCAGCGCACGAGCGGCGCAGCGAACCTCGCGGCGCTGCGCGACCTGGTGGCGGCCGAGGAGCGTGTCGCTGCGGCACGGGTGAATGGCGCCGGGGCGACCGAAGCCGCAATCCGGGCCAACGAGCTGTTGCTCGCCATCACCGAACAGCAGACCGGGGCGCACGAGAGTCAGCTTTCGGAGATCGAGGAAGCGGTGCGGGCATGGATGAAGCTACGCGAGGCGGCCGAGTTCGACGCCCGGACCGAAGCCGTCGACCGCCGCGCTGAGCAGATGGAGGCCCTGGCTGCCGCTTGGGACGTTGGGGTGGCGGCCGCTCAGCGGCTGCGCGCCGAACAGGAGCTGTCGAACCGGATTCACCTCGAGGCGGCCGGCGCGATCGACACCGAGCGCGCCGCGCTCGTCGAGCGCATCGCGACCGAGGCGCGGTTCCAGGCGGTCGTCAACGCCCAATCGAGCCTCGAGGCCATGCGCCAACAGGTCGCCGAGATGCGGATCTTGGCGCAGGTGCGGCGCGAGGACTTCCTGACCGAGGAGTCCTACCAGGCCGCGGTCCGGCGGGGCAACGAGGCCAAGGAGCTGCGCACCCACCTGCTGGCGATCGAGAACCAGCGCATGGCTGCCGAAGTGGCGCTCAAGGCCCGCGCCTGGGAGAGCGAGGAGGCGTACGCCCGGGCGCTGGCGGCGACCAACATCCAGTTCGCCGCGATGTCGGCCGAGGCGAAGAGCCTGATCGAGATCCGGGCCAAGCTCGCCACGCAGGACGACCGCGTGCTCGACAGCCTGAAGACCGCTCAACGCGCCTGGGGCAACTTCGTCCAGGGTATGCAGCGGGACCTCGCGGGCGCCTTCGAGAACCTGTTCGACGACGGCCTCGACTCGTTCGCGGACTTCTTCGACCAGGTGCTCTCGATGGCGAAAAGCTTCGTCTCGGAGTGGCTGGCGTACTGGACGATCGCCGGCGGCAAGGATCTATGGGAACGCTTCGCCGTCGGCGGCACGGCCGAGGTGACGCAGCGGGCGGTCGTCGACATCTCGGCCTCGCAGCTCGCCGAGGCTGCCACCGCTGCCGCCGCGGCCTTGACCGGCGCCGGCGGCGCGGCCGGGGCGCAGATGACGGCTGGCGGCACCGCGGCAGGTGGCGCCATGACGGCCGGCGGAACCGGGGCTGGCGCGCAGGTGGCGGTTGCCGGCGCGGTCGCTGGCGGAGAGTTCACCGCCGGCGCCGCGGCGGCCGGCAGCGTCTTGATCGGCAGCTCAGAGGTCGCCGGGGGCGGCTTCGTCGTCTCGACAACGCAGGCCGGCGCGATCCTGATCCAAAGCGCGGCGGCTGCCGGCGCCCAACTGGCGGCGGGCGGCGCGGCGGGCGGCGCTGGTTCCCTCGCCGGCGCCGGTGGCGCGGCTGCCGGCGCCGGTGGCTTCTGGTCTGGCGCAATGGGAGGCTCGATCGCCGCCCTCTGGCCGCTGGCGGTGGCCGCGGCGGTCATCATCGCGGTCGATTGGTACAACGACAAGCAGAGGAACAAGAGGTTCACCGACGTCGGCTCCTTCGGCGTCGTCGACGGCGAACGTAGGCCGGGTGGCTTCGTCGGGGAGACGGGCAAACTGGTCGAGGCGTGGGAGGAGACGCTCGACGCCATCGAGGAGCTGACCGGCGGCGTGGTCGAGAGCCTCCCGGAGATTAGCCTCCAGATCCGCCGTGACGGCAAGGCCGTACGCGCCTACGTCGAGGGCGCCCTGCTCGGGACGTTCAAGGATCTCGGGACCGCGGCCGCCGCGGCCCTGCGCCACGCCCTGAAGTTCGCCGACATCGCCGGCGTCACGGACGAGATCCTCCAGGTCCTCCGCGCACCCGCCGAGGACATCGAGGAGCTGATGGCGAACATCGCCATCGTGCAGCGGCAGATCGATCTCTCGCTCGACCTCAGCTCCTTCGAGACGAGCGTGCGGGACTTCCTCCGGACGCAGGCCGCGGCGGTCAAGGACTTCGAGCGCCTCGGCGTGTCGACGAAGCTCGTCTGGGACAACACGATCGAGGGTATGAAGCGCTTCTACGACGAGCTGCGAGGGGTGAGCCTCGACCCGGACGCGCAGGCCCGCCGCGACCTCGACTTCATCAACGCCGAGCGCAACAAGCTCGCCGCCGACCTCGAGCGGCGCATCAGCGAAGCTGAGTTTCAGCTCCTGAGAGCCCTCGAAGCTGTGAGCAAGCTCGCCGAGGGGCTCGCCGGGCGCAACCCCGAGATGATCGCTCTGTGGGAGCAACTGGCAGCGCAGGTGCCAGCTCTCGAAGCGCTCCTCGCCCTCCTCCGCGAACAGCTCGCCGCCCTGCCTCCGGCGATGTCGCCGGAGGACCTGGCGAAGCGTGGCGGCGGTGGGCGGCAGCGGGCAGACGAGCGGCAAGAGGCTCGGGAACGGATCGAGGAACTGTCGCTGCTCGCCGGCGGCATGTCGGACGCCGCGCTCGCCATGCGGAACGTCTTCGTCGACTTCGACGAGTGGGCCGCCGGCGCCCGCAAGCTCGGCATCGCCGAGGCGGACCTGGCTCAGGCGCGGCTCGACAACCTGACCATCACGGAGCGGGACTTCGGCACGCAGTTCGATCGGCGCCTCGCCGGCGACCTCGGCGGTCGCGCTCTCGACCTGATCGACGAGTACCGCTCGGCCTGGCAGGAGGCGATCGAGATCGCCAAGGAAGCCGCTCGCGTTCACGGCACGAGCTTCGAGGATGAGCTTGCGCGGCTCGGAGGGCCGGTGGCGGCCGCCTTCGCGCAGGACCTGAGCGCGTTCTTCCGCGACGAGCTGACGGGCCTGATCGCCGCCGGCGACGTCGCCGGACTGCGCCGGCTCTTGGAGGTGTTCGAGGGGCTCGCCGGCCTCGACCTACCGCCCGAGCTGCTGGCGATCGTCGACGGGCTCCAAGCGATGGCCGACGAGATCCTGGCCGCGATCGCCGCCGTCCAGGCGGCCTTCGGTGGGGTCGAGTGGACCGAGGGCCTGGACGTCTCGGGCATCCAGGAGTGGATCGACCGCGCGCTGGGGATCGGGGACGCCAAGGCCCAGCTCCGGGAGCTGGCGCTCGAGTTCGCGGCCGTCTACGCCCAGGCGCGGCTCCTCGGCGCGACCGAAGCCGAGCTCGCCATCATCCGGGAGGCCGAGCGCCTGGCGATCGACGACGTGCGGGCCTCCATCATGGAGACGGTCCAGGAGTTCACCGACGCCGCCCTGGGGATCAGCGAGTACCAGCGGAGCCTGATGGACCTCCAGGACACCTTCCGGGACGCGCGGGAGGGGCTGGCAGCCGTCGACGACGCCCTCGGCGGCGCCGGCGGCCCTGAGTCCGGGGCGATCGACCCGGTGGCGTCGGCCGACGACCAGATGCGACGCATCGTCTCGATCTGGACCGACGGGCTCGAGGAGATCCGGCGGTTGACGGCGGAAGCCTTCGAGGCGCAGCCGGCCGATGTCGAGTCCGCGCAGGTGCCTGAGGGCATGCGCCGGCTGAGCGTGTCGATCCGAGATGCGGCCGCGGCTGGACGCGAGCTTGGCCTCACGACCGACCGGCTGGGAAACGAGTTCGACCTCCTCGCCGACGCCGAACGGATCGCCATCCGACAGCTCGGCCACGACTTCATCGGCTCACTCGATGCGCTGGGCGTCTCGCTGCCGACCGAGGTCGTCTGGGAGCTCGCCCGCGCCGAGTTTGCGCTCGCCCAGGTCCAGGCCGTGTCGGCGGCGATGGCGCTGGCGGCCGCCGGCGCCTTCGAGGGCCTGACCTTCACCCTGGACGAGCTGCTCGGCTGGATCCTGGGCGCCAGCTTCAACGCCTCCAACTTCGCCCCCCGAGTCGACGTCGGTGGCGGTGGTGGGGGCGGTGGCGGCAACGAAGCCGACCCGCTGGCCGATGCGCTACGCGACGTGCGCGCCCAGATCCGCCAGTGGCAGGACGCGAAGCTCGACCCGGTGACCCGCGAGGTGGTCGACCTGACGCGGACCTTCTACGGCCTGCGTGACGCGCTGCTCGCCGCCGGCGGCTCGACCCAGGACCTGATCGCGCTCGAAGGGGAGTACGAGGATGCCGTGGCCCGGGTCCTCGAGGCTGCGCTCCAGCCGATCCGGGACGCCCAAGAGGAGATCCGCAACGGCCCGCAGGTCGGCCAGCCGGAGGCGTACGAAACCCTCAGGGCCCGGTTCCAGGAGACGCTCGCGGCCGTCCAGGGCGGAGACTTCTCTCGCATCCAGGAGCTGTCGACCCTAGCGGTCGACCTGCGCAACGCCGGCGCCGGGATGTTCGGCACCTCGACCGGCGCCTTCCGCGGGCTGGCGCGAGAGATCGACACCGCGCTTCAGGGCCTGCTCGACGCCGGCATCGAGATCGACCTCGAGGGGATCGACCTCGACAGCGAGCGCAACGACACGCTGCGCGAGATCCGCGACGAGCTCGTCCGCCACGGCGGCTTTTGGCAGGGGACCGAAACCTGGCAGGGATCGGCGATCGGCTACCTCCAAAGCCTCAACCTGCCGATGGGCGACATCGCCGCGATCCTGCAGTCGCTCCAGGCCAACGGGATTCCGCTCTCGAAGATCGAGTCGATCATCGCCGTGCTCCAGGCCCAGAACGTGCCGCTGGGCAAGCTGCCGCTCATCCTGTCGGCGCTCTTCGACAACGGCTTCGACCTCGACTCGCTGCCGGAGATCGCCTGGCTGGCCGGGCAGCTTCACGCCAAGGGCTTCCCGCTCAAGGACCTGCCGGCGCTGGTGGCGAAGTTCAACGAGATGGGCATCCCGCTGAGCAGCCTGCCGGGGATCTTCGCGGAGCTGGACGCACAGGGATGGGACCTGTCGAGCCTGCCGTCGATCCTCCAGGGCATTCAGGCGATCCAAGACAGCGCGGTCCGGATCGACGGCAACACCGCGGGCCTGCGCAACATCACCTCCTCCTCGACCTTTGCGCTGACCGCGCCGCAGCTCGACGTCGGCGGCCGCATCTTGCGCGAGGGCCTGGCTCACCTGCACGCCGGCGAGGTGGTGTTGACGCCCGACCAGACGCGGCACTTCTACAGCCTGCTCGACACGGCCCGCCGGCCGACGTTCGAGGCCCCGACGTTGAGGCCCCCGACGTCGTCCGTCACGGCGGCCACCGCGCCGCCGCCGGTGAACGTCATCGTCCCGCCGGCGCCGCGCCGGGAGTCGACCGCGGCCGACCGGGACGCGGTTCGCCGCGAGGAGCGGATCGCCGACCAGATGGAGCGGATGAGCAAGGCGATGGAGGCCCTGACCGCCGAGCTTGCGCGGTCGTCCTCGAGCGGCAGCCGCTTCGCCGGCGGAAGGGAGCGGCCGTGAGCATCGCCGCGCTGGCGCGCCAGCAGGTCAGCCGGAAGATCGCGCTGGTCGAAGTCGACGTCGCCGACGCCGACACCGGGGAGCTGATCGACTTCGTCGCCGCGAAGCTCGGCCGCTGGAGCTCGCACGGCTACAAGTCCCGGCCGACCGACGATCCGGCCTCGCTCTTCTATCCGGGCCGGATGCGCGGCAACTTCCGGGTCACCTGGAGCCGGGTGGCGGGCAGCCTGCTGCGCGGCCGCGCCCGGGCCGAGGTGGGCGAGATCGAGCTCATCAACGTCGACGGCGCGCTGCGCGACCTCGCCTCCTACCAGGTGGCCGGCCAGCCGCTGCGGATCAAGCTGGGCACGACGGGCTGGACCTTGGCCGAGTTCGAGGAGGTGTTCGGCGGCCTGTGCGCGCAGGCCAACCCGAGCAGGAACGGTCGGCGGGTCATCCTCCGCCCGGTGACCGAGGATGCGCTCTTCGACCGCGAGATCCAGCGCGACCTCTACCTCGGCTTCGACGGGTGCCTGTCGTTCGACGGCTCCGACTACGCGGACGTCGGAAACCACTTCGCCTTCGGCGCCACCGACAGCTTCGGCATCGACGTGCGGTTCCGGCGGTCGACGAGCGGAGCGGTCAGGTACCTGCTCGGGAAGATGTCGGCCGCGACCGGGGTGCCGGGGCTCAGGCTCAACTTCGACGCCGCGGACAACCTCGTCGCCCACGTCGAGGACGCCGGCGGCAACGCCGCCACCGCCAATGTGGCCGGCGCCGCCTACCTCGACGACCGCTGGCACGAGGCGTCGCTGCGGGTCGACCGGGCCACGCAGACGCTGGCGCTTCTCGTCGACGGCGCTCCGGTCGCCTCCGCGTCCACCGCAGCCGTGGGGAGCCTGGTCAACTCCCAGCCCTTGCTCTTCGGCGCGCTGACCACTGGCGGCGGCGGCAAGTGGGACGGCGAACTGGACGAGGGGCGCTTCTGGAGCTACGCACCGACCGACGCCGAGACGGCCGCGAACTGGAAGTCGCCGATCTCACCCGACACGCCGCGGCTGATCGGCCTCTACCCGATGAACGAGCGCGCCGGAGCGGTCGCTCACAACGAGGCGCGGCTGACGGCGGAGGGCGTCCTGCTCGACGGCGTCGACGACTCGATCGAGGTCGCGCTGCCGGCGCCGCTCTACGACCCGGCGGCGCCCGTGCTGAGCATCGAGATGATGGTGCGCGACGACGGCAGCGCGACCGGCTTCGAGTACCTCTGGAGTGAAGGAAACAGCGCGTCGAACAACGGATGGGTCGCCCTGCGCAACGGTGGCGCCCTAAACCCAACCAACCTTCAATGGGCAGTGACGGCGAACAGCGGAGTGACTAGGTCGGTCACGTTTACGAACGTCCTTGACGGTGGCGGACCGAAACACCTACTGCTCATCGACAACGACGGCGCCGTGCGCCTCTACGTCAACGGCATTCTGCACGGCGAGTCTAGTTACACGCCGTGGGGGGCCGGCAACGTCACGCTCAGCCGCGCTGGCTTCGCGGCACTGTTCCGCATTGCGCCGGCGCTGTCCTGGGGCGGCAACCTATACTACGCGCGGCTCTGGAGTCGGGCGCTCGATCCGGATGAGATTCCGGACCTGGTCGTCAACCGCGCGCCGAAGAACGTGTCCGGCCTCGAGGTCGACCTGGTGCTCGACGAGGGCGGCGGCGCGCCGGCTGACCACTCACCGAACGCCCGGGTGGTAACGATGACGGGCGGCACCTGGGTCGACACCAACGCCGACATCACGGGGGCGACGTGGGCCTCGACGCTCGAGGGCCCGCCCGAGCTCCAGGGTAAACCTAAGCCGACGTCGTTCGGCGAGGTCCCGCACCGGCACGCGATCCAGGTGGACCAGATCCTGCGCGTCTACCAGGTCCACCACCGCGCGATCGAAGGGCTCGACGGCGTGTACGAGGGCGGCAACAAGCTGATCCCCCTGCACTCCGTTTCGGGGGCGACGATCCAGTTCCTCGCCGGCAAGAAGCGCATCGTCGGGTTGGGCGGTCAGAACATGCGCCCGCTCGCGCCTGGCCAGTCGGTCACGGTGAGCGGCAGCGCTTCGAACAGCGGCGCGCTGACCGTGGCGCGGGTCGACGAAGAGGAGGGCCGCTGGATCGAAACCGTCGAAGCGCTGGTGAACGAGTCCCCGGGCGCCAGCGTCACGGTCGCGACGACGACCGACACCCACGACTACGTGCCGGACCTTGCGACCGGCTCGTTCACGCTGGTCGCTCCTGCGACCCTGCCGGTGACGGCGCGCCTGCGTGGCGACAACGTCGGCGGCTACGTGTCGACCGTCCCGAACATCATGGAGCGGATCGCGGTCGACTACGTGGGCTGGGACCCGGCGCGGATCGGCGCCAGCTTCGCGGCGGTCGCCGCGGCGCACCCGGCGGTGGCCTGCTACGCGACGGGCGTCGAGCACGAGCAGGCGGCCGACTGCATGTCGCGGCTCGCCGTCTCGATCGGCTCGACCTGGGCGGTCGACCCGTCGGGCGACCTCGAGGTGGATGTCACGGAGCCGCCGCCGGCGTTGGAGGACGTCGACCCCGCGGACCTGCTCGACCTCGACCCGCGGTCGCTGCTGTCGCTCGAGCGGGAGGACAGCCCGCAGGCGGTGAGCCGCTGCCTCGCCAACTTCCGACCGAACTTCGCGCGGCTCACCTGGGACCAGCTCGCCGAGTTCGTCCAGAGCGAGCCGACGCTGCGCCAGTGGGCGGAGTACATCACCTCCGAAGGGCTTCAGGTGACGAACGACGACTCGTCGACGGACGAGCCGCTGAACCCGCTGTCGAAGCCGCAGGACGAGATCGACTGCTACCTGATCGACCGCGCAGCGACCAGGGCGGTGACGGTGCGGCAGTTCGCGCTCCACGGCGTCGACCGGGAGGTCTTCCGGGCGCGGATGAAGCTCCAGGGCTACACCGTCAACCCGCGGACGGCGATCGTGCGGCTGGTCGATCCGCGCTGGGCGACGACGGTCGAGGGTAAGCTCTGCCGCGTCATCGAACGCGAAGGCAGCCGGACGAACACCGTCCTGGGGGTGTGGGGATGAGCGGGGAGAAGACCAACTTCCTCTTCGGCTGCATGCCGAACTGGATCGACCTGGAGGAGACGACCCTGACCGCCGGCGGGGAGGTTGCTGGCTCCGAGGTCGACAACCTCAAGACGCAGGACCTCGCCGACACCTGGCGCACGCCCAACCTCTTCCCGCACCGGACGCGAGTGGCGGTCGACTACGGCGAGACGGAGCGGCCCTCGGCCGGCGCCTTCGTCGGCAACTTCAACCTGAAGGGCGCGGGGAACTACTTCCGGCTGCGGCGGGGCGAGGACGTCTCGGACGTGAGGCTCTGGCCGGCGTACAACGATGGGGTGCACGCGGACGTCCTGTTGCCGACTGATGGGCGGCCGGACCCCATCAACGTCACCGGCTCTCCGTCGTCGTTGCACGAGGACCCGTTGTCGGCCATTACCACGTGGGTGACGCCAACCGACCCGGACTTCACCGGCGACATGAATTTCAGCGTGGCGCTACAAACGCCTCGCTCCCCGCTGGCAATGGGGCCGTTTCTCCAGGCGATTCTCGTCGCGTGGCAACCAGTCGACGTCGCCGTGGTCGGCTCCCTCACGCTCAAGCTTTGGCAGAACGGCGTCGACCAGGGAATCGGGGTCGCACAGACCGGGCTCATCGGTGGGGAAGCCGGACCGCACGTCCTCGAGCTCAAGTTCGATGCTGCCGACCTCGACGACCCGAGTGGCGCCGGGCTCAGCTTGAGCATCTACTCGTCGGCCATGTTCCCGGGGCTCGACGGACTGCATGAGATCGGCGGCGTCGTCTGGCACGCCACGCTCGCCAACCGCGAGCACCGAAGCACCGCAGGCCAGACGGGGCTCGAGCCGGAGGCTGTCAACGCCAACGGAAACGGAAGTCCTCACGGTGGCGCTGCTGTCGGGCAGAACCCCTTCGACCCGCCCGCCGGCGACACGATCGGCGTCGAGCCGTTGACTGCGACCGCCGTCTGGTCAGTGCGTTGGCGACTCGTTGAGGATGCGGTCGTCGGACTCCTCGCCACTGGTGCAAGTCGACAGACGGTGGCGGTGCGCTGCGACCGAGGAGGCAGCCCTGGCACTGGCGTTCCAACCGCCCGAGTCGAGCTGTGGCAGAACGGGGTCTACCAGAACGTCTTCGTCGAACGGACGATCAGCACAAACGGCAACCACTACATGGCGGCGACCTTCGACGCCGCCGACCTCGACGATCCGACCGGGGCGAACATGGAGGTGCGGTTTATCGGTACGCCGGACGGCGACACCTTCGCTCGCCTCTACAGCCTCATGTGGTTCGCGCTGACCACCGAAGACGCCTACGAATACGACTCCGGCTACCTCGAGCTCGACCCCGCGCTGACGGCGCCCGGAGTTGCAATCCCCGGCGGAGTCGGCAAGCCGTCGATCGTTTCGTTGCCGTTGGTCTACCCGCAGAACGAGAGCGGCGAGGTGGTCCACCTCGCGGGGCGTCACCTGGTCATCGAGTTCTACGCCCGGTCGGCCTACGTCGCCACGGGCTTCGCCGGCGTGTTGGAGTTCACCAATGAAGGGGGCACCGATGGTGTCGACTTCCTCGACGTCGGACGGCTCGCCGAAGGCCCGGCGCTCTCGGGAATGAAGCTTGACGGCGGCTTCTCGATGGAGGTCGTCGACCCCAGCCTCATCGAGGAGAACGACCTCGGCATCATCTGGTCGGATGACGAAGCCACCTACCGCATCTTCACGTTCCGGCTGATCAACCTGCCGAAGACGTTGGCGCTCTCGTCGTTCTTCGACTACCTGATGCGCCGCCACGGACACACCCGGGACGTGCTGCTGATCATCTTCCCGGAGGACGCGGACTTCCGCCGGGTCGCCCACTGCTGGGGACCGCTCCGCACCACGAAGCTCGATCACGACCACGGCACGATCTTCCGTGCCGACCTGAAAGTGCGGGAACGACTCTAGATGCAGTGGGTCATGAGCTGGGTCTGGAACGCCGACGAAGCCGACCGGGGAGCGCTCCTCCTCTCGTGGGGGCTCGCCATGCTCTGGCCACCCCAACCCGGCGGGGTGGAGATGGTCATCGGGGCGGTAGCGGTGGCCGACGGCGTCGCCAAGCTGGTGTTCTCGACGACGAGGCTGGGGCGCCTTCGGCCGGGCTCCTGGATGCGTCTCGGGCTGCCGATCGTGGACCTGATGATCTGGCTCGGAGCGTGCCTGGTCGCCGTCGCCAGCGGATGGGGTGCTGGCTGGGGCGGCTGGGCGTCAGTCCTCTACGGCTGGATGGCCTACCGCTCGGTCAAGGCGTTCTACCGGCTGCTCACGAAGTACGTCGCCGACCAGGTCCTGGAGCAAACTCACGGTGCTGGGCGGTAGCCGCAATGGATGGCGTGGTTCAGTCCGTCCTCGTGCCGGTCGCGGTGACGACCGTCGCGCTGTTGGTGGCGGCCGGCGGTCGTCTGTTGATCCGCTACGTTCGCCGAGAGGGCGCGGCCGACCTGCGGCGGGTCGATCTCGACCGAGAAACGCAGTTCCGCGACGACTTGATGGAGGCTCTCGACAAGTCGAAAGCGGAGGCGGCGCGGGCGTGGGAGCGAGCGCAGATGGCCGAGAGCGACGCGATGAAGGCGCAACGCGAAGTCTGGACACTCAAGGCGCGAGTCGAAGCGCTCGAAGATCGGGTCGCCTCGCTCGAAACGGAGAACGCTGAGCTGAGAGCGGAACTCGGAGGCCACTAACATGACCCGTACGGTCGTCAAGGCGACGCACCCGCGGCTCGAGCTGCTGGGCGACTGGCACACCTTCCGGCTGCTTGAGTCCTGGTGCTACGAGTGGGTGGGGCCTGACGGCCGCCGCCGGCTCCTGCGCGCGCCGGCGGGCACCCGCACCGATCTCGCCTCAGTTCCGAAGCTCCTGCACTGGTGGATCGGCCCGCCGGATCTCCGGCGCTCGAGCATCCCACACGACCTGCTCTACTTCTTCGCCGGCAGGATACCGCCCACCTACTTCCTGCTCGACGGCGAGCCCTGCTACCAGCAGTGGACCCGCAAGGCCGCCGACAAGCTCTTCGCTCGGATCATGCGCGACGACGGCGTCAGCCGGGTCAAGCGCCGGGCGGCGTACCTCGGCGTCAGGCTCGGCGGAGGCTTCGTCTGGGACCGAGCGCGCCGGCAGCGGCCCGCGCGGATCGACGAACACCACCGCCAGGTGCGGGCGCTCGCCGCCGCCGACACCCCCATCAAGCTCGACATGACGAGCCGCACCGGAGGAGGAACCCCATGACGGTCGACATCCGCACCCCCGCCGATATCAAGCGCGACGCCGACAACGAACGGCTGGTCCGCACCCGCGTACAGCCCCACCTCGCCGCCGCCGGCGTCTACGCCGGCAAGGTCGACGGCTGGGGCGGAAAGGCCACGGTCGAGGCGTGGAATGAGCTCTTCCCGCCGGCGAAGGGGGACGATTCGGGGCAGCACCCCGAGCTGCCCGGCTTCCGGGGCGACCTCGCTCGCGTCCACGGCTGGGAGTCGCACGCCGGCAAGCCCTACTGGCCAACAGGCGATAGCGGGGTGACGCTCGACCCCGGCTTCGACCTCGGCCACCAGACCGAGGCCACGCTGCGCCGCCACTACCTCGAGACCAACATCCTGACCGAGGCAGAGGTCCGCGCCCTGGTGCCGGTGCTCGGGATTCGAGGCGGGGCAGCGAAGGCAGCGGCGAAGCGGCCGTCCGTCGCCCGCATCAGGATCTCCCGCGCCGCGGCGACGAAGGCGATGCCGGCGATCGCGGCCCCGTACTGGCGCGACGTGGCGAAGCGGTTTCCCGCGCTACTCGACACGGACACGCCCTCGGCGGTGCACACCGTCTTCCTGTCGCTCGGCTACAACCGCGGGCCGAACAACCGCGAACTCGGGCCGCTGGCCGTCCAGTTGGCGGCGAAAAACTGGAGCGCGCTGGCCGACGCGATCGGTGGCATGCAGCAACGCCACAAGACCCCTGGCATTCCGGTCCGGCGTCGCGAAGAGGCGGATCTGATTCGACAGGCGATCGCCTGAGGCGCCGCCCGTCAGCCACGGCCGTCGTCGAGCGGCTCCCCCGAACCGGCGCCGCCATCGCAGTCCGGCTCCGCGCACTGGCCCTCCCCGCCAATCGGCAATGAGCCCGGCGCGGTGAGGCACTCGATCGACTGCAGCTCGAGACCGAGATCCGCGTCCGACCTGGTGGCGAGGATGCCGGCTCCAAGCCCTTCGGCACAGATCTGCGTAGAGGTCGTCGTCACCCCGTCCGTGCTGCTGGCGACGTGGACCTGATCGCAGGTGCGCAGCCACATCTTCGACCACGGCTCGCAGAACGAGCTCCCGCTTTCGACCGGGCACGAGTAGGGGACGTCGGCTCCGCTGTCCGCCGACCGGACCACGACCTCCTGAGCTGTCATGGTGCCGTTGATGAAGGTGACCGAGTCGCCGACGACGTGCCCGACGATGTCGCTGGCCCAAGCGGGCAAGGCAAGAACAACGGCGAGGACTCCAAGGAACGCTTTCACGTGGTTCTCCTTCGGTGTGGTGGTTGTCATGCGTGTTCTCGGTCAGCGGCCGTCGCTGTCGACCGGCTCCTCGCTGTTGGTGGCGCAGCCGAGCTCGCACCACACGACCCACTCCGGCAGGAAGTGCTCGTTGGGGAGGACCTGAGCCCGGAGGGTCTGCCAGGGGCCGATGATCTTCGACGGCGCGCCGCTGATCTCCTCACCCGCGACCACCTCGACGGTGCTCGTGCCCGGCGCCTTCTGCGTGAGCATCACGACGGTTCCCAGCTCCACCGCGGCCGCCACCTCGAGCGTGATGGTCAGCGAGCCGACGACCATGAAGTGCTGCCAGGGCAGCTTGAGCCGGTTGGCGTCGAGGATGGTGTCGGTCGAGATCACGCCGACCGGCATCCGTCCCATCGCTTGGCCGGCAACCAACTCCGGGCCGTGCTCGTCGCTGTGGACGTAGACCAGGCCGGGGAACGTGACGCCGGCGAAGCCAGCGTCGACGAAGGTGAAGTTGCCCTCGGCCGGCTGCTCGAAGGTCCAGGAGAGGCCGTTCCAGGTGGCCCACTGGTGTTCGTGGCCGGCCCAGCTCCCCGACGCCGGCGCTGCGACAAGGAACGTCGTACCGGACGCGAGAATGGAAGGAGGACTCGATCGAACCTGGAAGACCCTCTTCATCAGCATCACCTCGACGGCGCCGGCGGCCGGCAGGGCGGCGAGAACGAACAGGGCGAGGGCTACGGTGTAGGTCACGAAACGGCGCATGGTGGTTCTCCTTGGCTCTCCGGCCCGCACGCCGGAGGCGCTGCTGTAGGGAGGAAGGGTGGCGCTGGGGTGCGGCCAGCCCCGGACAGAGGATGCAATCGGTCGGCCGCCTCAGTTCCCCTGCGACGCCACAGGCGCGAACCTACCACCCCGGTCGCGCACGTCATGATACTGCCACGGCACCAAGTGGGTCAGCAGCATCAGGCGAGCGCGCAGCGCCCGGGCATGCTCGGCCGAGAGCTCGTCCTCGAGGTCCCAGACACCGCCGGCCGGCACCGGCGGGCTGGGCTGGTTGTCCCCGCGGTACTCCGCCGGCCCCTCACCGGAAAGCGCCAGGAGCTCACGCTCGAGCGCCGCGATGAACTTGTTGACGTCGCGGCAGTGCGGCCGGCAGACCTCGCGTGGCGTCTTCCCCTCGCTCGGCGGCAGGGTACCGACCACAGACCGAGCACCGATCCTGCTCCGGGCAGGTACCCGCCTGGATTGGAGCAATCATGCGCCACCACCCGTCAAGCCGTTGTCCTCCAGCACGCCCACCGCCCGCTCCACCCGGTCCCAGCGGGTGCGGTCGCCCTCCCGGGCGTCCGGGTGGTTCTGGACCCGCGCCGTCCTGATCGCGGCTCGGACGGTTTCAGGCACCTCCGAATCGAGCAGTGAGCCCGAAAGCGTCTCGATCTCGCGCATGGCGGCTTCGACCGTGGTCGGCCCGGTCGAGGGCGGCAGGGCCTTGAAGCCGCGGAACGACGCCGTGACGATCGCCCGCGACCCCCAGCGCTCCAGCCCACGCAGCGCGGCGATCGACAACCCGATCGCGTAGAGGTTGTCGGCGACGCGGAGCCAGCGGTCGTTCGGGATCGCCTGGTCCTGGCCGTCCAGTTTGAAGTAGACGACGACGCCCGGGTCGCTCGGCCGGGCATCGTCCTGGCCGGCGCGACGCCGGCCGTCGATCCGCACGGCGAGGTTGGTCGAGATCCGGACCGGACCCTTGGCACCGAGCCGTTCGAGCTCCTCGAGGAGGAACTGCTCGGCCGCGGCCATCGTGGCTCCCTGCGCGCCGCGGCGAGAGCGGCCGTAGGAGAAGCGGGCATCCTCGCGGCTCTTGCTGCGCGGCCACCCCGCCGGCCAGGTCAACGGCTCGACGAATTCGGCGCTCAGCACGCCATGGAATCGGTGGCTCACGCGCGCACCTCGCAATAGATCTCGGCTCCCGCGCCGAGCGGCCGGCCCCACGTACGGAGCGCGACCTGGTTGGCGGTCCGCAGAAGCTCCGCACGCGAGGAGCCCCGCGCTGCAGCACCGGGAGCCTCTGCATCGCCGTCGACCAGCCGGAAGCGGACGGCGCCGGTGCCCTCCGCGGCCGCGGGGAGGTTGAAGACGCGGACCGCTGGCGGCTTCCAGACCTGCCGCGGACCGAGGTCCGAGACGGCGACCTCGACGCGGGGATTCCAGGGCTCCATCCAGGACCGGCGGCTGCTGCCGTGCCCGTTGATCCAGTGGTCGGTCTGGATGAGGCCCGCGTCCTCGAGCAGGTCCCATACCGCCTCCTGGAAGTTGATGAGGTCGCCACGCTGCCCCTGCGCCATGTAGACGACGACCTCGACCTCGACCAGGTGGCCGTCGGCGACGAGCGGCCGCGGGCACTGCGCCGCCTTCGCGGCCTTCAGAGCTTGCCGGTGCCAGGTCTGATGCGACGTCGGCGGCTGGATCCGCGGCGCCACCCTGCCTGACGCCTCGACGAGCCGCCGGCGGACGCCGGAGGGGTCCCGCGGGAGGTTCTCGGCTGCCCACTGGATCAGGTCCTCCGGGCTCGAGACGAGACGCGGCACCCGTTGCGGATTGCGGCCACGCTCGGCCGCGCGAGTGCGGGCCCGGGCAAGCTGGCCGATGCTCTTCGGCAGGCGAAGGGCCAGCAGGCCCGGGAACGTCACCCGGCCGCTGGTCTTCTTGCCCGCCGCCTCGCCTGGCAGGGTGAGCCGGGCGACAAGCCGTGGTTCTGGGCGGTTGCTCATGCGGCCTCGGACTCGTCCTGCTCCTGCTCGCCGCGCTCGAACTCGAGGATGAACTGCTCGGGCTCCTCGATCGCCTGACGCAGCTTGCGCAGCTCGCCGATCTCGGCCAGCAGCCCGGGGTTGCGCGCGATCACGTGCGGGTGGACCGAGAGCGACGGCCGCAGCTCTTCGTAAAGCTGGCGCTCGCCCTTCTGCGTCTGCATGGTGGTGGTGCCCCCGGACTTCGCCGCCACCTGGGACAGGAAGTGGTCGATCAGTCCGCGGCGACCCTCCGCCTTCATGCTGTCCCACAGCGCGCGGTTGATCTGCAGAACGATGTCGGCGGCCGACAGCCACCAGAGGATCTCGGTGGCGGTGTTGATCTTGCCCCAGGCGTTGAGGGGCTTCGCCCGCTGCCAGAACATCTCGATCGTCGCGCCGGCGAGGTTGGGGTGGTGGGCCTTGACCACCGACTTGACGACGTCGATGACGCCCTTGTCGACGATCGGCTCGAGGCTGGACTCCTTGCTCTCGGACATGGTTCGCTTCCTCCTCCACCGCTCCGGTGCCGGTGCGGGCGGGGTCAAGAGGTCTGGGGGCGGAGGCACCTCCGATGACTCGACGCCCAGGATTGTACATCGGCGCCCACTTCCATTACAATGGGGGACGAGGAAACTACGGGCCGACAAGGAGGGAGCGATGGACGTGAAGCACGGCGGCTGTTTTGACTGCGGGTCGACCGAGCAGGAGATCCTCGAGAGCGTCATGGTGCTCGCTCCGAAGATGCAGAGCATCGCCGTCTGTCGGGGCTGCAAGGCGAAGCGGGAGGCGGCGGGGTGATCCGCCGGGGAAGCGAGGGGAGGAACTGCTGGCCGGGGGGTCCGCACACCCCCCGGCCCTTGAGGAGGCCCAGAACCACGAAGCGCCGAGCCGTGGGCGATCGTACCACAACCCGGAGAACGACTTGAAGAGCCATCTGACAACGATGTCGCGCGACGTCCACCAGCAGCTCGAGGAGGCCGTCGCCGCGCAGCGCCTGACGGGCGTTCCGTCCGCCGTCATCCTCTTCCTCGAGTCCTGCAACGGCGCCGTCGAGACGCTGGTCAGGGAGTTCTTCAACGCCTGGGCTCCGTGGAGCGAGAGCTACCAGGTGCGCGTCTCCCTGTCGCTGCCCGCAGAGCTCAAAGACGAGATCGACCGCGCCGCCGATCGCCTCTACCTCAAGAGGCACGCGATCGTCGGCATCCTGTTGGCCGAGCACGCCGCGAACGGCGCCATCGCCAAGCGCATCGCGCTCGGCCGCACTCTCACCACCACCAAGGAGGCACCCGCACATGCCCCGCACCGAGCAGGAGAAGCGACGTCCTAGCGACGTCGTCGAAGTCCCCGTCGAGATCGACAACATCGACGGGATCAACCCCCTCGCCCTCATTCTCCGCCACGGGATGAATGAGCTTTGGGGTCCGAACGCCTCCCGTAAGTCCCGCACTCGAGCCGCGATCGACGAGACGATCGGGACCACCCGCAGCTACACGGTCGGCATCAGCGACGCCCGCCGCGACGGCACCGACACGCTGGTCGGCACCGCAACGGTGGCCGGCCGCACGCTGACCATCACGCGCTCGGGAGCGGTCAGCCGCACCGGGCAGATGTTCGCCAACCTGTCGCTGGCGGACACCGGCGCCGTCTCCCGCCTGATCGACCCCGGGATCAAGGACGACGAGGCGAAGCGCCGCGAGCAAATCAAGGCCCTGCTCGAGCTGGTGCCGTTGGGCGTCACCGCCGAGCGCATCGCGGCGGTCGCCGGCGACGACGAGCCGACCATCGAGCACGTCGTCGGCCTGGTGGAGTCGAAGGGGCTGGCCGACATGCTCGGCGCTACGAAGGCCATGCGGACGTGGGTCCAGGCGTCGGCTCGCGAGCAGGAGGAAGACGCCGAGCGGCAGGCCGCGCTGCTCGACCGGCTCGATGGCCGGCTGGTCGAGAGGGTGGAGGAAGCAAAGGGCGCCGCGGTGGTCCTGGTCGAGCCTCCGTCAGTCGGCGAGCCTACGCCGGAGGGCTGGGAGGTCCACGACGGGAGCTTCGCCCTCACGAAGACCGGAGTGCTGCGGCTCTTCGGGAAGGCCGGGGACGCGCAAGGGCGCGAGGAGGAGAAGCGCAGGGCGAGCGAGGAACTGGGCACGGTCAGGGCCGAGCGGCGCTCCTACCTCGAGGCCGTCGCCGGGCGCGAGGAGTTGCGGGGGACGCTCGACTCCAAGCCCGACCCGACGGTGGCGATCGCGCGCGCCGACGCTCTCGCAGTGAGGGTCGCCGACCTGAACGTGAAGCTCCAGAACGAGGAGGAAGAACTGGAGCGGCTCCGCCGGGCGGTCGAGGAGAAGCAGCGCGACGTGGCGGGCCTGCGGTCGAGTTGCGAGGAGGCTCAGACCTCGGCGGATGACGCCTTCGCACGGCGCGGCGAGCTTGTCAGCGCCGCGGAACGCTGGGAGGCCACGTCCGCCCGGCTCGACGAGCCCCTCCAGGAGGTCGGCGAGGAGGTCGTGACCGAAGCCGAGGCGATGGCGCGCCGGGCCGAGGCGTGGCTCGCGTTGGCGCGGATCGGCGAGCGGTACTTCGAGCTCCAACAGGAGGCCAAGAGCCTCCAGCAGGCGCGATCGAGGGCCGAGAAGCGCGCCGAGAAGCTGCGAGGAATCGAGCGCGGCGCGTGGGGGGCGCTCGGCGAGCTTGTCACCGCCCAGACGGACGTCCCCGAAATCACCATCAGCAACGGCTTCGTCGCCTACAGGGGCGCCGACGGCGTGCCGGTGGACTGGAACAGCAAGTACGTCTCGACCGGTCAGAGGAACAGCGCGGCGTTCCGTCTCGGCGCCCGCTGCTTCGGCGAGCATTCGATCATTCAGTTGGACGGAGGGATCTGGGAGACGCTCGAGATCGAGGAGCAGCTCCACCTCCACCGCGTCTGCCGGGAGGAGCGGATCTTCGGGTTGACGGAGGTCGCGTCGACCAACCTGGACCGCTTGCGGCACGTTCTGGTCGGCACCGCGGAGTGGGCGGACAGCTACCGGCTGCTGGCCGAGGCGGCAGTGAAGGCGGCCGAAAGCGAGGCGGCGTGATGGACGCGAAAGTCCTGGCTGAGAAGATGAGGCGTGTCGGCACCAACATGCGAATGGCTGGGATCAGCGACGAGTCGATCCTCTTCAACATACAGGAGAGGTGGCCCGACTTCCTCGAAAACAATCCCGAATTCCGGGACTGGCTCGCCGAGCAGCCGAAACCCCCCGAGCTCGCGGCGATGGCGCCGGCGGCGAACATGGACGCCCGCCACGCCGGCGAACTCGCCGCCCTGCTGCGGTACTTCACCGACGACGTCGACTCCTACCTGTCGATGCCGACGCCGCACGGGAAGGAGCTGCTGAACCGCCACGTCCTGCGCTGCCGCAGTCGGCTCCTGACCATCGACGCGGAGTTCCTGCGGGCGACCGGGGCGTACCGATGACCGTCGAGACCTGGTACGCAGCGGGCCTCGAGCATCACGCCGATGAGTTGGAGACCGCGGCGAGGCTCACGCGGTTGCGCGCGAAACGTCTCCCCGAAATCTACCGCGGCGAGGCTCTAACCGTTTTCTCGGAGGGTATGTCCGCAGCAGCCAAGGAACTGCGGAAGGCTGCGACGCAGCTCCGGCCAACCGTCGTCATCGACCGGCGCGCCCTGTCGCGGCTCGCCAGCGTGGAAAACTCGGAGGAGCTGGCATGACGCGCCGCTACGACGAGCCGAAGATCGCCGGCCACGAGCACAGATGGTTTTCGATGGACTGGATCGGTGTCGCCCGGGAGCATCAGAAGTGCGCTGGCTGCGGTTGGAGTCGCTGGCGCGAGGATGCCATGGCTGCGCCGGACTCCCCCGGCTCGGAGGACGTGATGCTGGTCGACGTCTCCTCCCTGGGGCCGTGGCTCTACGTCGCCCCCGGCGACGACACGCGACCGCCCCCGGCTCGCGGACGGGAGGTTGTCGTCTGGCTCGACCCGAAGGCCGACCCGCCGCCGTTCCGGACGGCCCGCGGCAACCCGCTGCTCGGCTGGGTCAGGTACGCCGGCGGCGGCGCGGGGTCGGAGTTCTGGCTCGGCCTCCACCGCTCGAACGGCGAGTGGGTGGTGCCGCGCGGGAAGCAGCGGATCGCGCTGCCGACCACGATCGAGGTCCTCGCCTGGTCGGAGTCGCTGCGCGGGCCGTGGCCGGACGGCGAGGAGGCAGCCGATGCCTGAGGTCGCGGGAACGCAAGAGCCGACACCTGTGTTCGCCGGAACGCTCGCCGGCAGGAGGTGTCGGAGGACCTCGATCTTCATCGAACAGGAGTCCAGGGCGGTCGTTGACGTCGTCGGTCGGGAGACGAAGCTGAACCTCGGCGCTGTGTCCTGGGGCGGCTCTGTCGAGGTCTTCCGTGAGATGGGCTCGCCGCTGAGCTACGGCCTGACGGTCCCTTATGAGGGACTGATCGAGGACCGCCGACCTCCGCAAGGACGCAACCCTCTTCGCTGGTGTCGAGGCGACGTTTGCATCCGTGAACTCGAGGTCGAGAGCGACGGGCTCTTGATCCAGGTCGACGGTCTGGGCTTGCCGCAGCGAGCGCTGCCGCCGTGGTTGTACGAGCCTCGAAGGCTGGTCGGTGCCGCGCTTGGAGAGTTCGAATGCGGCGGCGATCCGGTCCCGGACCTGTTCAACGCGCTGATCGAGCTGCTGCCGGAAGGCGAGATCCGAACCGCTGTCGAACTGCTCTCGCTCCGCCGTGCGATGGAGGACTCGTATTCCTGCGACAGCAGCGGCTTCAACGACGGCGGAGGGCTGGAGCGTGCCTGAGCCTTCGGCATTCACCGTCGCTGCCGCGGACGCGAAGGTCGCCATGCGCACGATGCAGGACGCGGACGGGACGCCCTACGTGGTCGCCTTCATCGCGCCGGTTGAAGAGGCGGAACCGACTCCGGCATGGATGGAGTTGGGCCGCGTCAACCTCGAGCTCGTCAAACAGGACCCGGTTCTCTGGGCCGACTTTCAGGCGATCTTCGCCGCGATGTTGACCCGACTGGTGCCGGGCTCGAAGCCGATGACGCTGCCGGCGCGCTGGCTCGGCGGCGACGGGAAGGGGAACTGATGGACTTCGACGCTGTTTCGCGCGATCGGCTCGTGACCGCCGGCGTCGTGCTCGACAGGGTGCGTCAGGGCGCCGACGCCGCTCATGGCGCGTGCCCGTTCCCGCGCTTCATGCTGATGATCGGTGCGTTGATCTCCGGAGACCCGCTGGCCTGTCGCCGCGCCTTCGCGGGGTTGGCTCCCGAATTCAAGGATGTTGTGGTGGCGGCGCTGGAAACCCCGAACGGAAAGGAGAAGGCATGAAGCACGCTCGACTTGACTACCAGCAGGCGATCGTCGACCTGCGCGACCCGGAGTTTCAGAAGGACTTTGCCGAGCGGTTGCTCTCCGAGCTCGCCGGCCGCCTCGAGGCAGCCACGAGCATCGACGGCGCCGTCGGTAACGCGCTCCGCGCCACGTTCCATTCGTTCTCGCACGGTGACCCCGGCATCCCCACCGACGAGCCGGTCTTCCTGCTACGCGCGCAGGATCAGGCCGCGCCGGCGACGGTCGAGGACTACGCGGAGTTGGCTCGTCAGCTCGGCTCGAGCGAGCTGCTGGTCGAAGCCTGCCTCGGTCAGGCGATGGCGATGGCGATGTGGCAGGAGAACGTCAAGGCGAAGGTCGCCGACCTGCCGATCGAAGAAGCGGAGGCGACTCCGTGAAGCCCGCCCCGTTCGACCAGGCGACCGGCAACCTGGCACCTCCCGAGGGCTGGACGCGAGAGCAGTGCGGCGATCTTCCCTTCCACTACGACGGGCAGGCGTACGTGTCCTGCTGGGAGCCGAGCGACGAAGAGCGGCGGCTGATCGCCGAGGGCGCGCCCGTGTGGCTCTACGTCTGGGGACGGGCGCACCCGCCGGTGAAGGTCACCGCGGAGAGCCCGTGGGCCGCGGCGCCGGCGAGCGACGACGGAGAGGGAGGGGCGTCATGAAGATCATCGCCAGTACCGGCCCCTGCCTCCTGGTCGAAGCGACGCGCGACGAACTGGCGAAGATCGCCGGCCACCATAGCGCCTACGGGATCAAGACGACCGCCCTCGAGATCGGTGCGGAGATCCGCGTCTCGGAAGCCTACGAGGCCGTGTCGAAGCTCCGCAGCTCGCCTCGCAGGGTCGAGGAGATCAAGAAGCTGCTGGCCGAAGTGGCGGAAGGACTGACGCCGGTAAAAGCGCTGATCGAGCCCATCGAAGCGCAGCTCAAGGACGTGACGCTGCCGGGGCGGGACGGATGAGCGGCACGGCTCTTGACCTCCCCCGCCCGGTGCCGGCGGCGCGCTGTCCCGGCTTCGGCGAGATGGCTGGCCGCTGCGCCAGGCCCGCCGGCAGCGGCTTCGTCACCCCGAAGCTCTGCCCTCGCTGCCACG